TTATTTCTCGAAAACATCTGCTTTGTCAATACCCGTTGTAAATATCTGCGGGTTTGCATCCGGAAGTTGCTGTAACAATATCTCATTGATACTGTCAATTATTTCCTGTGTTGTTTCAAGATTGTCTTCATGTTTGAAACAATCAAACTGAATGACTAAATTATGTGCTGTAAGTGTTTTAGTTATTGACATTGCTTTATATGTATATTAGTTACAGTTGTTATACGTACATTCCCTGGAAAATGTTACACATCGAGTACTTCAAATTCGAATTTCTCAACAAATTTTATTGTTACCCAAACATCGAACAATGCCGTTACAGGTTTAGTCATATTCCTGTCAAATATTTCAATTTTGCCTCTGTACATGTAACCAACAATTTTCGTGTCTGTTACCTTACCATTAGCATCTTTTACGTCACGATAAACATTGCCCTGTGGTTTGCCCTTATATGACAATTTCATTCCGTCCCGTTCATCACAAACTTCCTTAATAAGTTCATGTATGGTTTGTTTATCGGGGTCAAATTCGACTGTCATATTCTTTATTGAAGAGTCACACCAGAATTTTCTTGTGCTGTCTGTATAGTCAACTTTTAATAATAATTCTTTCATTTGTCTTTGTGTTTTGGTTACAGTAGTTATACGTAAAAAACCCTGTAATGTTACAGGGTTTTCGAGTTATTTTTAGACGTGCTGTCCTGCTTTGACTTTGTTCATTACTTCCTCAAGTGACATGCTCAGAGGCTCAAAAAATTTGTCTCTTTCAATATGCAATCCAAGCGGTAAACGCAAAGTCATCAATTCATTCATTGATACTGTGCCACATTCTGCACAATCTATGTCACCAAGGTTGACAAATGCCCAATAAATATCTTCATCTTCCTTCTCATATATGTACCATGTTCCTGCACCAATAGGGTTGAAGAGTTTCAGTACAATACGAATATCCTTTGCAGACTTTCTGCCTGTCTTGCCTTGCTTCTTAAAAGCTGCGAGAATTTCCTGTGTTAAGATTTTCATTTGTCTCTATGTTTTGGTTACAGTTGTTATACGTACAATAGACTATAAATGTTACAAAAATTCTTCTTTATTTTCACGTATTCTATGACAATTAGCACAAAGCAAAACACATTTATCTAATTCATGTACAATGCCTTCCCATTTTCTGCCCATAAGTCTTGCAATATTATTATCTTTTATATTTGGGTCTAAATGATGAAAGTCATATACATAAGGTGGAAATTCATTCTTACAGTCTGTACAATGACCACCAAGATATTCAATTGCCCGAAGTTTATTTTTTCGACCTTTGCTTTTTTGCCAAGTACTTTTAATAATTTTTAGTCGTTCCCTATGTTTAATTCTATAACGTTTATCGCTTTCTTTTACTCGTTCAGGATGTTTTTGTTCATACTTTTTTCTATATCCTATTCTTTTTAGCTTCCTTTCTTCATCAGATAGTTTAAGCCATTGTTTACTATATGCCATATTAAATAAAATTTCCTCGTCTATAAATACTATTGACGAGGAAATAATCTGTACATTTAGCAAACTTTATTTTGCTTTCAGCATTTGGTTTAATTCAGCTTTTATTTCCTTTGCTTTCGGTCCTCTCCAACTTGAAGCATTACCTAAGAAGTAAGCAACTATTGAACTTGCGCTGTCCATTATATACCTGTCACTAATTTTGTCAAGACTTTCCATTGCCTCAAGGTATGGTTTTGCTGCATAATTTAAGTCAGTGCCACTGATTGATTTTTTCCAGTTCTGTCTGATTTCCCTTGCAATTTCGTACAAAGGTCTTGCGGGTGTTTTAGTTTTTGTCGTCATGGTACATTGTGTTTTGGTTAATACTGTATTTTTGTCTGTCTGTATTCTTATACGTAATTTCCAGGAATTTGTTGCATTGCAGGCAATATATTTTCAGATTATTTGTACATTGCCCACAATATTATTTTGTACATTACATAGTTGCATATTCACGTTTTAATTGACCCTGCAATACTTCTCTTGCTCTCATTATTGCAACCTTAACAGTGTTCAAAGGTATTGACAACATGTCTGCAATTTCACTATATTCTTTCTGATACATAAAATATTGTATTGCTATTTCTTTATAGGTTGGTTTAACCTTGTTGAAAGCTGTCATTATACTGTCTGCCAATTCATTGTTTTCAACAACTGCATCAGTACCCCTGCCGTTATCTTTAAATTCTAAAATTTCGTCACCGTTTTCGTTGGTGTAATCTGAAATATGTACTAAGTTGTTTTTGTTTTTGCGAATTTCATCAATTAACGTATTTCTTGCAATGGTATGCACCCATGTTGAAATACTTGATTTACTCGAATTAAATTTGCCATGCTCCAAACCTGTATATACCTTAACAAATGTTTGGCTTATAACTTCATTCCTTAATTCCTCATCACTTGTTTTCGTCCGTAGGTATAATTCAATACGTGGCTTTTGTTCCTTGTAAACCTTATTAAAATCAATTGCACTGATTTCTGTTTGTGCTTTGGTTACTTCATTCATAGCTTTAAATATTGGTTAAACACTAAAAGTTTCGATTGTCAAATATAGTAGTTAAACTGCAAATAACAAAAAATGTTACAGTAAAAGCAATAAATCTTTGCAATTTATATTCATTCTAAATAAGCAGTGTATCAAAACATTTTTATGTATATCGAAACATTTTGCAACATTGTACGTATAAGAATACAGACAGACAATAAATAAAGAGTATAAACCCAAAAATAGATAAAATGAAAAATCAGAAAAACATCAGTAAGCAGGAACTAATTGAAATGCTAAGAACTTGGAACTTTGGCGCACAGCCAGTTAGTTTGCAGTATGTAACTGAACCGAAATTAACCCCCGAAGGAAAAGCCAAATTTGGCAATGTAGTGAAAATTGCAAACGTTGGCGGTATGGTTGGGTACGTTTACGAAAATAGCGTTAATAATCAACTGGAACGTGAAAATAAAGAAAAAGATTTTGTTAGTCAACCTTTGTGGAAGGGTGCAGGTAAACGAATCAGTACAGCGTTAAGTATGCACGTGGGCAAAGGAACGTTTTACCTTACCTACAAGGCACAGCAGACTTTCAGAGCGTTACACTTTGACAGTGCGCTGAACTTCATACCGTCCGCAATAATTAAACAGTATTTTCCTAAGTCAGACCCCGCAAAATATCAGGGAACTGAAACAGCTATCTATCACAGGGAAATAGCAATCGAAAACGTTAAACGTCTGAAATTCCGCAAAACTACTTACGTAGTCATCTAACTAACGACATAGTTAACAGGGTGCAGGTCGCACCCTGTTTTTTTATCTGATACCCTGCTATTTAGAATGGTTCTAAACAACGCCCCTCCCCCGTATCCCCCCCGCCTTAACCCCCTCTCCCCCAGGGGATTACAGGGGTGCGGGTGCTACAGAACCATCACCGAGAACCAAATTTTTTTAGTAAATTTTTTTGGTTTAAAAACTAAAATTCTGAGTATCAGTAAATTGGGTCAATATTTAATGGTCTGAATTTTTTCTATATAAAATTTTTATTTTGCCAAAAGTTGGTCTACAAATATTTTGCTTAATTTCATATCAATTGACCATTCTAAAACGTTGTGAACCAAATCATCATATGTTAAACGTAATAGATGAATATTATTTTTTTCACAATATTCATTTTTCATTTTATCATGTTTTTGAATTCTCTCAAAACCACCATTTTTACCGAACTTTTCAGTGTTTCTGTAATGCTGGTCGCCATCAAATTCAATAATCAAATTATACTCAGGCAAGTAAAAATCAAATGGCAAAGGCATTTTATCTCTACAATCTGCGAATCTTTTTTGCCATACAAAGTCCAAGTTTTTTCTTTTAAGATGTTCATCGATTTTCTTTTCACCCAAAGACATATTGGTTTTAGAATTAGTACCGAAGAAATCACAATATGAAATCCAACCGTTATATAAAACTTACACAATGTTGAACATTGTTGTTTACTTCCTGATTCACAGCACCATCAAACTCAAAAGAGTTTAATTGTTTGGGCACTCCACAGGCTGATTCGGCATAACTTGCCGACTTATTTTTTAAATTAATTGCAGCATTTAAATCTCTGTCAATTAATAATCCACAATTCTCACAAACATAGGTTCGTTCAGATAGTTTCAATTCTTTTTTAACATTACCGCATCCACTACAAGTCTTTGAACTTGGATAAAATCTATCAACAACTGTCACTGTACTGCCGTACCATTGACATTTATATTCTAATTGTCTTCTGAACTCTGAAAATCCACCATCCAATATGGCTGATGCTAATTTGTGATTTTTACTCATACCATTTACATTCAAATCTTCAATACATATTTCAGTGTGGTTTTTACTTAAATATGTTGTCAATTTATGTAATGTATCTTTACGAATATTAGCAATTCTATAATGTAGTTTTGCTACTTTTAATACTGCTTTTTTACGATTTTGACTACCTTTCTGTTTTTTACTTAATCTTCTTTGTAATATTTTTAATTTCCGTTTGTTTCGTTTATATGGTTTAACTGCTTCAAATACTTTACCATCTGACAATACTGCAAGTGTTTTAATACCTAAATCAACACCGACAATATCATTCATCTTATTAGTAATCTGTGGTTCAAATGGTATTTTAAAAGCAATAAACCATTGATTAGCAGTTTTACTTATAACAACATTTTTGACTTCACATTCTGGTAATATTTCAGAACATCTCAACCAACCAAACTTAGGCACTTTAATTTTATTACTATCTATTTTAATAGCACCTTCCAAGTAAAATCTATCATGTTGACCTTTCTTTTTGAATTTTGGATATTTACTTCCTTTGACTTTAAATATTCTTTTATATGCTTCATCAAGATTTCTTAATCCTTGTTGTGGACTGCACTTGGATACTTCATACAACCAAGACTTAATAGTTTTTTCTTCTTTAACAAATTTCTTATGTAAATCAATTGCTGTTGGTCTGTGCTCCTTATTTTGTATTGCCAAATCACAGACAGATTTTCCCCAATTATAAGCATATCTTGCCACTCCTGCGTGTTTATTAGCAAGTGTAGTCTGCTTATTGTTTAGTTCTAATCTTACCTTAATTGACTTCATTTCAAATCTTTGGCTACCTGTTTTAATTGTTGTATTATCTGTTTATTTTTATGGCTTCGACTTCCATATAATCTTGCACTGAAGACAGTTATAATTTCCAAAACATCGTTGGCTAAATCTTCTTCAAAGGTGCTATCTTCACTCCTATTAATTATACAAACTTCAACAGCAAAGATTTCGCAAAGCATAAAAATTAACTCACTTCCAAATCTTAGTAATCTGTCTTTATGTGTGATTACCAATCTATCAATTTGATTACTGCAAATTAATTTTATTAATCTTACAAGTCCTTTTTTCTTGTAGTTCATTCCAGAACCTAAATCAGAAATTAATTCAAATTCAAATCCTTTACTCGCACAATAACTTTCCAATACCAATTCTTGTCGTTTTAAATCATCTTTCTGGTCATAACTTGATACTCTGGCATAAGCAATTGTTAATAGTTTGTCTCCACGACTACCGATAAGTTCTGAAACTACATATCTTCTATGTTGACCTTCAGTCCTATGACTCATTATTTTACCGTTTTTCTCCCATAATCTTAATGTTTTGGGAGTAATTCCAAGTAATTCTGCTGCTTCTTTTATTCCAATCATATACATAACACTACAAAAACTATACCAAAGTTTATATTTGTATAATATTGTTCTATATTTTAGTTACTATTTATAACCCTTAAATAATTTTCTGTATTTGCCCATTGACACGTCACCGTGAATATCACAGACATAATAATCTTTACCGTCAACAATTTTATAATTTAACGACTGTTCTTTTTTATGTGGATAACAAGTAGGACATTTACCTGTGCCTCTTAAATGACTTTCTGCTCTAACCTTAAATTTACCATGTTTTTTACAGATAGCAGTAAATGGTGTTTCCAAATTAACATATCCTTCATACTCATATTCATTATTATGTGCAACTCTAAATCTTTTCAGCATTTCATTCTTAATGCTCTCAAAATATTCTGTTCTACACATAGGGCAACTACCCACAATTGGATTTTTCTTAGGTCCACCATTTCTTTCAGTTCTTCTAAGTAAAACTTCTGCAATTATAGTAATATTATATTTATGCTTCACACAAGTTACTGTAACAGGATTTCCACTACCATTAAAAATGGTTTTCTCAAACGTATATATGTCACCGTGATTTTCTTTTACAATTTTAATAAAATCTTCTGTTGAATATTGATATCTTCCTTTTGGCATATGACAAAGATAATATATATGTGGAAATATTGCAAGAATTTTTTATTTTTCGAATCTATTCTTGACAAATCCCTGCATAGGTTCACTCAGGACCTTAGTAGGTTTATAGGGTTTTTGGTAGATTTTCTCAGCGAAGTCCGTGAGAGCAGTAGCAATGCCCAATCTTTGGTACTCTGCCATAACCTTTATACTCTGTGACGTTTCATAGCCAGTAAAATAGTCTTTATTGTCATCATCGAATACCGCTATGCCTACAACTTTACCATCTAAGGTGCTGGCTTTAAACACATCTTGATTAATACTCTTTGAAATTATGTATTGTTTTCCGTCTTTTGCTCGGAAGAGTTTCATATGACTACGGTTTGCTTCGTCACTAAACTTTCGTAGTTTGAGTTTTTGGAAGAGTTCTTCTGGTACATCAGAGAATATAGTCTTGGATTTTTCTATATTACCTGTTTCTTTTATATTACCTGTTTCTTTGTCTGTTTCTTCCAAGAAGTTCTTGCCCTTCTGAAAGTCTTTGTAGAACTTCCCTATTTGTTGTATCATCTGTGGAGTAGTAATGTCTATTACACCTTCAAATTTCAAGTTTTTTTGGTTAAAGATATAAATACTCTCTATGTCCTGTCTTTCTTTAAGTCTAATGCCAAGAAATCCCAAGTGTATGAACAGGTCTTCCGGCATGTCAAATTCATCCGTTGATACATATGAGAGTGCTGCCCAATCTAATTCCTGGTCAGGTCCTGAATCAGACCTCATATGTAGGATTGTTTGTACGTCTAAGTATTTACTCAGTAAATTTCTATGTTCGGCATTACGAATACTAAAAAGTTTGTCATTACTGAAAGGAATTGTGTATGTATATAGTTCTTTGCCGTCTGAATAGCCACTGGCATAGCCTAAGTTGTCTGTAATGAAGATATAATCTCCAGTGTATGGTCTGTTGCCAAGTTGTCTGCCGTGGTAGTATAGCTTCTTATTAAAGCCAGTATTAGCATTGCTTGTTTCTGCAAACCTCTGAATCTCATCACCGATTATTTCCTTGATATTCATATATTTTATTACTAATTATTACTAATCATTCATAAATTAGTAATGTTACGCTTTCAAGCGTTACGCTTTATTGTATAATACTTATTGTATAATGCTTTTACTGTCAAATACCACGTAGTTTCTTGAGTCTGGCTCCCAACGGTCCAACATAGTATTGCCAATATAACCCAAACTTTCTAAGAATTTTGATGCCTGTTGTTCTCCACCAAGTACAAAACTTAACCAGTCATATGCTTGTTTACCATTGGTGTCGTAATTATCTACGTAAGTCTCTTGAAATTCATCCAAATCTTTTTGGTCAATGCCCTGTCTGTTTAAACCTTGCAATATTCTCTGTCCGTTTTCTAAGGGCAAATCCAAGTCAAAATAATTTCCGCTACGTATTTCGTGTTGTTTTAACTGACCTTTTGGTAAATAATAACGTTTGCTTACCTCTGGGTTCTCCGAGAAGTATATTCCCCAACCGCCTAAAGATTTTCCATCACCAGTACCGACCCTATTCATGTCAAATCTGTCGAACTTTTCTGTTGAGCCATGCCAAACGTCTATGCCTTCCTGCAAGTTTTCACCCCAACCTTCAAATACCAATTCATTATTATTATCATTATTTATGGTTTGTTCATCCATAACTACGTCCTTGCAGAGAATATTATCATCGTTGTTATTTACGATGTCTTTCTTTTCATCGCCTGCTTCTGTAGGTTCTACGTTTGCTTCAGCAATCTTTCCTGTTTCATTACCATTATCTATCTTGCCAGTTTCATTACTATTGTCAATTGTACCATTTTCATTATTTTCATTAACACTTTGTTCTTTCATATTCGAATATATTGGATAGTTTTTGGGTCTTGTATCATAAATATCGTTATCGTTGTTATTGTTGTTTGGTGCATCGTTATAGTTTTGCAAGTCTGAGTTATTCATATTATGTTCTTGGTCATAACGGATATTCAGTACTTCGTGCCAATACTGAGGGATATAGTTGAATTGTGGATTTTTTGATTTAACTGCCTTTATTAGTTTATCTCTTGTTGGGTGATTTTCTGGTTCTTTATTAAAATCCATATAACTGACACTAAATCCGAAATCATTAGACCTTCCTATTCTATGCCAGGTAATGCAATCTTCTCCGTCATATGCATTGCCAATAAATTCATTATATATGTCTTGTCCTTCAGCAACATTAGTTATGTCTGCATGATAAATGTCAGCATCGGCTTGTGCAACAAATAAATCTCCAATAGTATTACTTACGGCTTTTACATCATCTTCAAAGCTATCAAGACTTCGGGGATTTAAGAATATATTTGTACCGTTTCTTGCCTTACTATAACTTGTTGCGGGTCTACCGTCAGTATTTCCTACCAATAGTCCTTTGGGGTCATCAGGTTTTTCTTGTTGTCCCATTGCTTGCGTAGCTTGGCGGTCTTGTTCTTTTGATTGGTCGGGAATATTGAATTGTTTTTCTCCGTACTTATCTGCTACACCTTCTTTTTGAAGACCTGATGCTGTACCCACAGGTGAAGAATCACTTTTATCATAAACATCATCATAATATTCATTATGAAAATTGTATTGTGGATTTTTTTGTTTTGTCTTCAATAAGATTTTTTCGCCTGATTCTCTTTGGTCTTCATCTTTTTGAACATAATCATTGCTTATATCTGATAATCCGAAGTCATTACTGTCTGCTATTCTTTGTAGTAATGCATATTTATTCAGATTTTCATATACACCGCCAAATCCAAATTGCCATACGCCTTCTCCCGGAAATAAAACATTTCCCATTTTGCCATGATTAAAGCTACTATCTTCTTGTGCAACGTATAAATCTCCTTTATAATCTGCAATTGCTCTGACGTTAGCACCAAAATTTTCTAATGACCTGGGATTTTTATATATAGGTGTATTGTCAACTTTGGCATAGGGTTTCTCCACGTCTTTTTGTATTTCGCCTTTTGCTTGTATATCTTGTTGTACATTAGGGTCGGGAATATTGAATTGTCGTTCTGCATATTTATCTGCTACACCTTCTTCTGCTAAATTACTTGCTTGATTAGGCTGGTTTACTTGGTTGGGTTGTTTAGGTTTTTGCGGAACTAAGTATCTGAATTGTGAATTTTTTCTTTTAAGTACATCCAAGTATTTTGCTTCAGTTTTTTTGTCAAATTGATTGTTGGTTGTATATGTTACGGACCATCCGAAAATATTCGAACTGCCTTGCCTATACCATTCCATATAACCAGTTCCTGAGTTTCCATATTTACTTTTCATTATTACCCTTTTCAATTCATCGTGAGAGAATCTGCCATCACGTTCTGCAACAAACATATTGCCATTTATATCTGAGATTGCTCTGGCTTGTTTTTGAAAGCCTTCTAAATTACGGGGATTTGCAAATACTCTAACTTTTTGTGCGCCATTATTATTTTCTTCTTTAACATCGCCAACATATTCTCCCATAGTATTGTTGGCTTGCATTGCTTTTGTTGCTTGATAGTCTTGTTCTGCACTGCTATCGGGTATATTGAATTGTCTTTCTGCATATTTATCAGCTATACCTTCTGAAGGTATAAGATTTTCAACAGTATTTTTATCTAAAGCCTTGCTTTCGGTGAGTGATTCTAACTCGCTGATTATAGATTCTTTAATGTCGTCTTTATTTATGTTATAAAGTTCTCGAATGATTCCACCTATGATTTTATCTACAGCCATTTAGCCAAATATTAGTTTAATATTAGTTGTTTTATCAATAAATACTATCTATAGGGGTTAAAGTTTGGCTTTTAAGTCTATGGTAGTAATACTTTGGTTTGAGTATTTCCTGGAAGTTTGGTGGTCTGTCGGAAAGTATGAGCATCAAGCCTCTTTTAACATTTCCATCCTTTAATATACAACTATCCAAATATTGGCTTAATGTCCTTGATGAATATACGTATTGATATTCATAATTTTTTTTTGGGTTTAAGAGGTCTGCTTTGGTTTGTGGAATACTGATGTTATTAAATATTGGGCATAAATGAAATTTTTGTATTATATATTCGCAGAAGCCTTCTTCTATGAACTTTTCTCCGTATTGTAATTCTTGATTGGGAAACATTGTAATGTTTTGTATATAGTACTGATTGACTTTCAAATGTTTAACCCTTGTCATTTCAAGTATTACTTGAGTAAAATAATAATGGCTGATTTCGTGAAAGATTGTTGCTTTAAGGAAGTTATCGTTTTCGTTATACATATATTTCAAACTATCGTAGTATTCGAATGCCCGGTATCTTTCATTATTGCTTACGACTATTTCACAACTTGAATTCAGGCTAATATCGTTATATGCCAAAGGAGCAGTTTTGTCTTTAGCAGTTTCAGTACTGAAATAAATGTCGTTATAGATTGAGTCTTTTATAAGGGTTTGGTATTCAGCAATAAAATGTTTTTGATTAATAGGGGAATTAATGTACATATTTATTCCCAAGGTTGTAGGAATGCCATTGGAATACTGTAATTTGTATTTATGCCGTTGTTGTTGTGAATAATTAATATCGGTGTATTGTATATTAATTGCATATAGGCAGATAATAAATATCCATAAGGTCCTTTGCATAGAATTTTTCATAGGAGACCATTATATAGTTATTCTACCCTATCATCCCGCAGTAATTCTATTTGTCGTAATTCTTCGAATATTTTGTCAACGGTTGATTTTTTGTGAATCCATTCACAGTTTGAACAATCCCAGATAGGATTATTATTATTATTATTGAGATTTATGATGTATCTGCTGATGTACCTGCCTCTTTTTAAATTTTCACAGGCATAGAAAGGACAATAACAGAATGTGCAATCTTCTAAATTTTTGTGGCATGGATAGAATTTGCATGCTTTATTTAGTCTGTAATTATTATCATTTATTTCCGGCATATTATAATTTTTTATAAATCGAAAGGCAACGTAACATCATTGTATTGCCAACAACAATTTGTGCTTATAATCTATTGACTCATATTCTACATAAGGATATGTATTACCAACGATGGTTTCTGCATAGTCGCAATCGGGATTTGAACACTTATGTGGGTGCATTGGTGGGTTTGCCGAGCATATTATTCCCGTTGGTCTGAGATATCCTATACCACATTTGGGGCATTTGTAGTCTATTTGAAAGACTCGTACTTCTGTACGTTCAATTGTATTGTTTGTCATTTATTTCGGCTTTTAAACATTAAACAAATATAGTAATTATTTATGTGGTCAACGAATTCCCGTTCACTTTCGCTTTGATTTTGAAGATAAGCATTTAATGATGCTTGTATCATTATGGATTTATCTTCATCATGTGCTTTATGGTCTTTCTCTGTACATTTTTCATCAACAAAAAATTTACAGCCATTACAGCAAAGTTCATTCATGAATTTCTGAAAATTTTCTTCTGATGCAAGAGGATTTTCTTTCATGGCAGTTCAGCATTACGTCTTGTTGGATATCCTGGTTTTTCACCACCGAATGTCACATCAATATCTATTGGAGATATGTGTCCACGACTTGTGAATTCATCGATTTCTTTTTCAGGTTTATTACGGCTTTCCCGTATTTTTTCTTCACAGATTTTTTCTCCATACCAATCATTGCGTAATCTCGTGGTTTTATCGAATACTCGCAGGCATTCTATGAGATATTCTGCCAGTATGAAGTCTGGGGTATTGCTACCATTTTCTTTTGAATGCTTATTTATGACAAGCATAAGTTCTCTACGAAAAGTTTTATTTCTGCTCATTTAATTCTTTTAATTTTAAGTACGCCTGATAAAATGCCTGTTGTTTTTCTTTCATAACATCCTGCAGTCTTTTCAATTCCTGTGCATCTTCTAAGGTTTTGAATTCCAGAATTCTTGGCTGAGTTTGTTCTGTACTTGGAAATGTTGCAACATAAGTTTTCTCGAAGTCCCGTCTTTCTTCTTCGGTCATCGGTCTTGAAAATCTTTCAATGTATTCACTAACTGCTTGACGACTTTCAAGCATTGCTTTTCTTAATTCCTGTATATCTTCTGTCATTGGTTAAAATTCATTTAGTAGTTTCTGCATTTCTGCTTTTGTTAATGTATGTGATGTTGAAAGTAATTCGACATCAAAGCCATGATATACAAAAGTAAAATCGACATAGATATATATCGGATACTCTTTAGGTTGGAAGTCTTCATCATTCATGAAGTCCTCAATTTGTTCATCAAGTTCTTTTTTTGTCGGAGCACACTGGCGACCTGCTTCTTTCAGGTCTTTACGTAATAATTTACGTAATTCTTCTTCTGACTTAATTATTCCTTCAATCATAGCATTGTATTTAATTGAGTATTGTAGCTGTCATCAATTGAAACAGATGATTTTTCACCTGTTTCAATATCGGTTTTTTTAATTTCTGTTATTTTCAATGTCTTATTATAATATAGACTTCCAGTGCTTTCATTTAAATGCTCTTTAGGAAAGCAATTACTTATACATTCTTCAACAGAATTAACCCATCCACCAAATATAACCCCACCACAATCTTCATTTAGATTATGTGTATTAATTTAAAAATAAAACCTATTGGGGTTTTTCAACTTTCTTTTTACTTCCTTAATTTTAATCCACATCCAAGAATAACTGTCTTTTCCGAATAAACCAGCACCGCCAAAACCAACTATTTTAATGTGCCCATTATCAACCTTTAGTACTTCTCCCAAGAATAAATCTCTTGGTGTAAATTCTACAGGTGTATTACCAATTACTTGATATGGGTTTAATTGCACCCACGCTTCTTTCTTTGTAGAAAGTTCTAATTTGCCGTTAATTGTTCTCATAGTTAAATTATTTCGCCATTACGATATACTACGAAATCCCGGCAACCTTCAAAGTAATTATCATCTTTATCGATGTATAGTCCAAAGTCTGGGTCTTTTTTTACAGTTGCCTTATAATCGCCACTGCAGAACGGTGGCATTTCGAATTCAATAACATCGCCTTCTTGAAAAACGATATCGAAGTCCTGTGCTACATTAATTAACGAATATTTTCCCATTGATATTTATTGTTTTTATATGCCTCTAATACTTTTTTAAACTTCTCCAAGTCATTGCAATTGCCAACAATGAAATTTATTTTCTGTTCTTTATAACCTACGAGAAACTCGTTTTCTTCTTGATATTTATTATAGTACAGACCCACACCGTCTATTTCACCGATTCTCTCTACATTATCTTTTTCAAGATTTGTTTTCAGTATTTCCGAAAAATCGTGTTCAACAATTCTCATCATCAGTTATTCCTTTATTTGTTGTTCGATTCTCTCAATTATATATCCCACATATTGATTGTTGAATAGAAAACCATCGATGTCTTCTTCTGGTTCATCAGGACTCATTTGCCTTTGCATTTTGATTCTCTCGTCTTTACTGAAGAGTTTTTCTTCCCGCTTTTCTGGGTCGTTGCAACTCATGTCAGCACGTCTGTCTTCTGCATCATCGAGAATCATCAGAAGTAATTTAACCTCTGCTTCAGTTAAATTAATTTCAAGTGTTTTCATTGTCTTTAATTAGTTTCAATTTTATTTTTTCGACTATTTTAAAATCTGTCTCATCGTCCAAATCGATATCAGGAACGTCTTTTGTTGCCATTAACATTGCTGGACTCATTTTGTACATAATGTTTGTTGGACTAAAAGCATTATCATTGAAGTACTTGATTGCTTCATCAAGTTGGTCTACTTCAAATTCTTTTCTATAGCCATTACAATAATCTCCTTCGACAATAAGTTTTGGTTTACAGCCACAACCGCCAGAGAATATGTAAATCTTTGTCTCACCAACCCATTGTTCCGGTTCATTTTTGTAGGGTAAAGAAATCCTACAACCTTCGAGAAGTAATTCTTTTATATTCATTAGTCTTCAGTTTTAATGTTTATTGGTATACAAGTACCTTCAAGTCTTGGCTGTGCACAACTCATATGAGTACTTGGTGCATGGCAACTCTGAACTCCTTTAGTGTTTAATAGTTTGCCTTCATTATCAAAATCATATTCATATTCTCCGATGGTCAGTTGAATGACTTCATTTTCATCGGTTTCATCGTGCCAAACCATTCCTGCTGAAATGACACCTGCACTATTGCATGTTATTATTGTTGCATTTCTCATAGCCAAATTATTGCTTTATGTTTTTCTACAAAATGATTAAATTGCTTTACGTCTACAAGACATTTTGTTTTAACTATTTTAGTTTGATTGCCTGTAGTGAGAGTAAAGTCTGGTACACGAATTTTGAGGGTTACCACATAATGTTTTCCCATTGGTCCGTGGTCATCGTCACAATCTTTTACTCGTATATCTGTTATTTCTTCAACGAAAGTCGTATTTGCTTCTTGCTTGAGAAATCCAAGCATGTAATCTTTTGTTTCCATAATTATATGTCAAATGGTGTTGTAAGTATTTCGGGGTTAATATCATTCATTGAATCAATTATTTTACAGACTTCATCTGCAGTTTCCTGGGATTCACGAATTTTTTTTCTGCCTTCATCGGACTTAAGCCAATCGGCAAGTCTTTGGAGTTCTTCGTCTGATATTGGTTTTTTATTCTCCATGAGTATCGTGAATTAATTGTTTAGCTTCATTGCTGTATAAGTCTGGTCTACGATTACGTAGTCTCTCAAACCAACCGTCAGTTTTAATTTTACAATAGTAAAGATTTTCTCCGGATTTCCTTCTTGGAACTACGCCTTTACAAACTACGCCTTCCTGCAAGGAGAATTCGTTCGTTTTAACCCTGTTTACGAACTCTCTGTTCAAGTTTCCGTCATAGACGAGTTTCGGTATGCCTACCTCTTCAAAGTCGTGTAGAAACTGTCGTGGGGGTATTAAACCGAGTTTATATGCGCTAACATCAAACAACGTAATGTTAAATACGTCATTTCCGAAATCGTGTTGTCCAAATTCTGATTTAAATCCATGAAGTTCAGCAAAACAAACAAACGACAAGTATTCTCTGTATTTCTTACTCTTGAAAATTTCTGTGAGTTTTTTCTCATAGTCTTGCAGAAATAAGTTTATGGCAAAGCCAAAGGGAGTTGAATTTCTGTCAATCATTGTATTACGTGTTCCGAATTTATAAAAACCACGTTTGTGATTGTATTCAAATCTCAAATTACTGCCATCGAGTTTTTCAAAAGCCAAGATAGGCAGTCCCCAATTCTCACCATAGTACAATATTTCTGGGTATTGCTTCATTTATTCTATTTTGTTTGGTTTTGTGACAAGTCTTGGAACTACCTGTACTTTACAGATTATAAGTCCTTCGGTATTTGCATTTTTGCCCTTCATAGGATTTTTTACATACGGACCTGCGAACCATCCGTCACCCCCGTCTATAAAATATACGAATTCCGGTATCGATTTTGTGTATCTGCTTCCTGCCATTGTTATATTCCTTTCTGTATAAATTTATATGTTTCGTTGTCGAAATAATGCTGTCTTTGATATTTTTCTACCTGTTGTATTTCACCGAAGACCAACAATACTTTTTTTATTTGATATTCATTTGAATAATCACTATTCCATATTGCTTCTGCAATAAGTAGGTTTTGGTCAATTACTTCAGGTGAGTTAAGTTCTTCATCACATCTGACAACAACCGCATCTAATTTTCTTTGAAGCATTTTGATTACCCATTGACGAGTCTCTCTGTTATTTATTGGTTTGGTGTTGCATAATATGTCGTTTACAGATTTATATGCAATTTCAATTCTTTGGTGTTGAAGAATTTTTATTACTTCATCAATAGTTTTGCCGGGATATAATGTTGCCCTTGCACAGAGATTATTATATTCCCTTTCTCGTAAATTTTTACGTTCAAGTTCTTCTTGGTCAGGAATATTAAAATTAACATGTTTGTGACAACGATTGCAATACGTATAACCACTTTCTCTGTCTGGCTCTGGGCATTGGCAATATACTATTGCATCTACTCTTTTTCTTAAGTCATCAAAACTTTCTTTGCTGTAAACGTCATAATTATTAAACATGAACTCAATAACGTTCTTTACACCTTCTTGATACGCATCAAGAATTTCGGTCCAATGCTCATTTTCTGTTTCAACTTCGTCATCTTTAACGGCAATGCGGGGCACTATAGAAGTAGCGTAATCCCGACTTGTTTCCCGAAACATCAAATATAAATCTTCTTTTATGTTCATTGTAATTGTTTGTTTAGTTCGTTCATCAAATCCTGTGTTTGTGGGTCAATACTATCGTAATGTAATTTAGTAATATACTTAGGTAGGTGATATATTTCTCCATCAAGATTTACTGGCTCAAGAAAGAAATTTGGCAGACGTTCTGCCAAAAGATAAAACAGATTATCTAAGGCAGTATATAAATCATATGATTGTGATTTACTTTCGTCTAATTCGATTATTTTCATAGTTTTTCCTTTAACGCATCAATCCAGTAAGTAGGATACATGGGCAGTTCATACTCATGCATAAATCTTTCTGTAAGTGGAAATATGAGAAACATATATGGTATCCATAATAACCATTTAATTATTATAAGTATATAACAGCAAAAAATTAAAAAACAAATTCCAATCATTTCTATCATACGATTTCAATTTTAAATTCATCAAAAGCACAAAGTTCATTCATTACAACCTCATCGTCATCTTTATGTCCTTGCTTATACCAAAATTTATCGTAACCAAGAGGATTACAACTGCCAACAATATAAGTTCCCCGGAATATTCCGAATTCCTTTCCATTGTTGGTATAGATACTTTCAATTAGTTCAGCAATTGTACCTTCTTTAAACCAAGTATCAGGTTTTGCTTTGTAGACTGTCATGGCTTCAATACTAATTTTTTTTGACACAACTGATATACATTACGTTTTTGATACTCACGTTTTCTACAGACCTTACAATCACTATTAGGTTTTTCGTGAGCACAGATTACTTCCTCATACAGTGGGTCGTAGGTTACGTATATGTATTTCTTTTTGGCTTCCATATTATTTGGGTCTGAAATATTCTCTGAGCATTTCTTGCGCTTCTTCAACACTGATATTGAACTTTCTTGCGATTGCTTCAATATTTTTATCCGGCACAATTACATGGTCTGCTAATCCAATGCGATTTTCACCACTAATTTTATTGGCTACTGCAATTAGTTGTGTAACTAATTTTTCTTTTTTTACTTCTGGACTTTCCATTATCCTACAACTCTTAGTAATATGTCATTAATTTCTTCAAGTCCTTTATTGTGGTCAAGAATTCTTGAAATCCTTGCATGAACATCACCGACAAATCCACCTGCACTTAATTCTTTTTCAGAATCACATTCAACGGGACTTTTTTGTGGTTCTATCATAGTGTTTACTCTTATTTTTATGTCTGAGATTATTACATCTTGTCTGGCAAGTGCTGAATCAAGTGAATTCAAAAGTTTTTCAAATTCAGACGTTTGTTTATCTGTTTCGCCTTTGTTGCTTTCGTACATTTGTTTTGATTTTAAGTGAACTACCCACCCACGCCAAAGGCGATGGGATGGGCTTCGGGTTTCACGGACTTGTGCTTCTTTACAGAAGTCTTATTTGAGTCTCCACCCGTGTTTTCGACAGTTCCTGCCGAGTTTAATATTTTCAATCCTTCTTTAAGAATGTTTTTTGCAGCGTTTAAATCACGGTCTAATACGTGTCCGTTTTTACAAGTCCATTCTCTTATTGAAAGATTTAATTCTTGATTTATCCAACCACACTCACAACAGGTTTTACTTGATGGATACCATCGATTGATTTTAACAATCTGTTTGTCATTCCAATCTGCTTTATATTCCAACAATCTTACAAAAGTCCCCCAACTGGCATCTGATATGTGCTTTGCAAGTTTATGGTTTTTAACCATTCCCTTCACATTTAAATCTTCTAATGCGATTATATCATAATCAGTTACCAATTTGTGAGATACCTTGTGTAAGTTATCCATTCGTGAGTTGGTTATCTTCTCGTGAATTAAGGCTGTTTTTCGTCTTTGTTTTTCAAACGAAGTACTACCTTTTGTTTTACGAGAAAGATGTTTTTGTGCTTTCGCTAACTTTCTTTCATATCGCTTTGTATATTTGTTATTCTTGAATTTAACTCCATCAGATGTTATTGCAAAGTCTTTTAATCCTAAGTCAATTCCACATACAGCACCAGTCTTTTCTTTTGGTTGATACTGTTCTTCGGAAAGAATAGACACAAAATATTTACCTGTTGGTGTTTTGCTTAAAGTGCATTTTCCTATTTCGCCTTTTACTTCACGATGAACATTAACTTTTATTCCTTCTTTAAACTTTGGTGCGTAAAATCTACCATCTTCCAATTTGGCGAATTGTGGGACCGTAAACGTATTCTTCTTTTTTCTTGACTTAAATCTTGGAAATTTAGCGTTACCACGAAAGAAGTTCACATAAGCAGTATCCAAACATCTTAAAGCAAATTGTAAAGATTGACTATTAACTTCTTTAAGCCAAATAGTTTCATCTTTTTTCTTTAATTCTGTTAGTGTTGCTGCCTGTGTGTAGTAATTATCAGACTTCTTGTCTACTTGGTATTGCTCTTTACGCTCATTTAGAAAATGATTATAGACAAATCGGATACATCCAAAATGCTTATCCAACAGCGTTTTCTGCTCTTGGTTTGGCATTAATTCAAATTGATATGTCCGAAATATTGTCTTCATTCTTACTATTAAATAGTTTTGATTTATGCAAAAATAATGCTTTTTTGTAAATCCGCTACATTTTTTTGTAAATATTTCCATTCATTTTGAGAAACATTCACAAAAAAATTTCGCTACTATGTCTAAAAAATCTAATTACATCAGCACAAATCGTTCAAAACACTACTTAATGTGTCATTTAATCTTTGTTTGTAAATATCGTAAACCAATGTTAATTGGTCAGTTAAATGATGATATTAAGCAAATCTTTCAATCCATTGCTAATAGTTCTGATTTTGAAATTGAGGTTATGGAAACAGACCAAGACCACGTTCATTTCTTAATTCGTTACATTCCACGTTTGTCTATTGCTCAAATAGTTCGTAGGCTTAAACAAGAATCTACTAGGCAAATATGGTTATTACACCCATCTACGCTTCGTAAGCAATATTGGTATCAGAAGTTACTTTGGTCAGATGGTTATTTTGTTTGCTCTATTGGCGAAGCATCTCCTGATACTATTCGTGAGTATATTCTTTCACAAGGTTAACGTTTGTCGCTTACATCCCACCCACGTAAAAACGATGGATGGGTTTTACGCTCCGTTTTATAAAATTATATTATACAAGTCTTTCAAGATTGTAACGAATTGAATCATAAGCCTCTACAAGTTTTTGTAGTTTTTCAATTCTTATGTCTAATTCACCAATAAAATTACCGCCCTGTACTTGTTTTCTTGCATCAGTTGCTTCGGCTTTAAGTTGGTCAAAATCGCTCAAAGCAGTTATTTGATTAACAATTGTTCCAGCGATTTTATCGAGTGCTTCAAGTTTATAATCAAAAGTTGATAGTACTCTTTCAGTTTCTGTTGTTCCTTTTGGTGACTGTGCGTTTGCTGAGTCGTTCATGTGTTTGTTTTTTAAATAAAATTATTTTACGACAAATATAAACCATTAAAATTAGATAAGCAAGTAAATTAGTTGCCAATAAAAGCATTTATAAAAAATATTGTTATTTATGGCTATGGACAAGGTGTTGTTCGAAGAACAGTTTGATATATTGGTTGGGAAAAGAGCAGGTTATTCTTCCAAATTATTAATTCATAAAATATTTGCCTTTAATTGCAACTCTAAGGTCTTTATTTGTATTATTCTTAAATTCTTTTTGTACTGCTTCATCACCACCATAGCGAAACGCTTTTGTCAGTGTATCTAATGAACCTTCATAATATGGACCATCAGTACCTTCTTCGCCATTTAAATTTGCGATTATTTGTGCAAGTTGTGGTATTCCAAGAAGTTCTTGAGATTCATTGGATTCTTTCATCATACCAAGTACTTCTTCACTAATTATTACCTTAATGCTTTTCATCCAGATATTTTAGCATAAATACTGTCAAAATTTCAAAAAAAGGGCGATTACTCGCCCTTTGTAGTTTGTTTTTCTTCTGGAAAGATTGATAGTTCAGTTCGCAATGTTGCTGCTAAAAATATGTATATTAACAGCATAAAAATCGGGTGAAATAATCCCAAGAAGAACCATAATAGTCTTATTCCCAATGGATTGATTTCTGGGTCAATCCATTTTGCGATTCCACCGCAGACTCCTGCGATTACTCTCTTTTTAGTTTTCATTAATGTAGCCATTGTTTATTTATACTAAAGACTGATATAAATAAAAAGTGATGCTTAATAGCTGAGAATTAATTTTGAAAGCCATATACCAATTGCAGTTCCAGTTGCACTACCAATTGTAAAACCTATCCATTGCATTATACTGTCTTTAGATTTTGCTATTCTTCTTACCACAAAATATGATAATCCTGCAACAACTACATCTGTTAAAACTGACCACATATAACTTGCTTGGGCAATGGCTCGATAATTTATGGTAATGATTGCAAACGATAGCATTTGTGCAAAAAACAGGATGAAAGTATCCTTAATATCTTTACGTACTATTTCTGTCATAGGCATTGTCATTTTTACAAATACCTGTTATTCAATACATAAATACTTTTAAATTATAATTTATCATAAAATATTATGAAATGTCGTTTGAATTTACTACATTTGTTAGGCAATAATTAAAACAATGTTTGATGTAGATGATGATAGAATGTTTGTGGTTGAAACAGCAATTAAGCATAAACTTGGAACTAAAGATGAGATAGAATTATATGAAGAACTCTGTCTTGCATTAGAATTAATGGAAGACGAAGATTTTAAGGTTGTGGGGTCGGGAATTGGTGGCGGTATTGATTTCAGTATAGTTACCGAATATCCCAAGCCTCTACCCGAAAAAGTCGGATTATTATTTTTTGGTGTACGTTCAGATTTCGATGTTAAGTGCATAGAAACCAGTACATATGCTGATAGGGATGAAAGACATTTTCAATTTAAATTAAAAAAAGTCTGATTTTTTGTAACATTTTAAAGTAGTTCTACGTATAACGAAATTGAAACAGTCAGAGAAATGACAGTGACCGAGTAACCATGTGGGGCACACGTATAAATTGTAGCAGCCAAAGGTCGTGGTGTTAGACAGCCATCTGATTGTTTCTTGTTCTTTGAATTTACGGGGATATGAACAAATTGGTAAAGTTGCCTGATGTTTTGTCAGGAGAAAGAAGCAAGGTGTACAACAAAGTCACAGAGGGGAAGCGGAAAAGATGCATGTGTGAGTACTACCGCATGTATGTTATTATGTGATAACCGATGTGATTAGCTTTTGGCAGGTTCGAGTCCTCCTATCCCCACAACTGTTTAGGTCTTGTCGAAAGGCAAGTGAGTGGTCTTATATAGAACGCTTAACTGACCCGGAGGCACGGGAATCTGGTCGAAATATAAACGCTTAACTGACCGACTCTTCCCGTGCTTCCCTAAACTTTTAAATTTTTAAAACTGAAAATATGTTCTATTGTAACGATTGTGCAGAAAAAAATGGCTATCCTATAACAATGGGAAGGTCACAGGGTTGCTGTGAACTTTGTGGTAGACACGCAAATTGTAATGATATGCAGAGTTCAAAATTACCAACGCCAAATAATAAAAATTTGGAAATTGAAAAAATTGCTTGGCAAGTATTTTTAAACAGGACTGGTTTGAGTTTCAAGAGAGAACTTACTGCTGATGAAAAGAAACAAGTCACGAATGTCGATAGTTATGAATACTATCGAGAACAAGCCGAAAAAATCTACGAGAAAAAGCAACGAGCACTTTTAAATAAGAAATATCCTGCCATTGAAATTCCTGCTGATGGAAAACGGGGAATGTCTGGTGGCGCATATTGTCTGTGTTTCGTGTATTCCAAATACAAAGGCAACTTTGTTCTCAAAGGATATATGCGTGAAGTTGAAGAATATCTTAAAAAGAACTACACCCATTATTTCTGCAATTTCAGTTTATGGCATTGTGGTCAGAATCGAGATATTTGGCATTTCTGGAAAAAAGATATTGCTATTTTTGACGTATCGGTTAAGGAGAGAAAAAAAGGCAAAAAAACCGAAGTCAGACCTTGGATGGATTCTGAACCCGATAAGGAAATACTTGAAGCTAAGACCTTTAAATTCAGAAGACTTCCCAAACGTTGGATACCTGAGTTTGATAAATTATAATTTATATGGCATATTTTGACCACGCACAAGCTGCGTATGACAACAAATGTGAAGAAAAGTACAATGAGTTTAAAGAAAAACTCCGGACTTCGAAAAATGAAGACGATGAAATGCTTTACAAACATATTCAGAAGCTGGAAATAAGGGCAGCAAAGAATAAAGGTAAGGTAAAAAAGTACGAAGAGTTCTTTCAAACGCTTGTAGAACTACTTCCAAGGCAACCATCCATACACGATGTACTTACTTGATTACCAATTAAGAATTAGAAAAAATAAGAAAAATTAGCGATTTTTGTCGTATAATTTGTCCAATATTTCGTCTTGAACAGTTTCCCAATTCTCGTTAAAGTAATTTTCGGCTTCAACATCGGTGAAAAAGTCTGGTTGAAATTCATACTCCGTACCTCTACCCGTATTATATGGTGATAAAACACCAGTAATTTCAAGAGGTACTCCATCAACAGTTTTATTATAGTTGACATCAAAGTTTTTTTGCTGTTTCTTGCCAGAACGTGGGTCTTGTTCTGTCGGAGTTATCTCTATTTCTGCTACATTGCCTTCATAGGCAAATTCTTTAATTACGCTTTTAATTACGTCTTGTACTTTGTTGTTTTTCATCTTATCTTTATTTAATTCGTCCAGAATTCCATGAACATATCCTGGCGGTATGTTTGACATAACACCATTATAATTCGGGTCTAATGGACTTTCTAATTCATTAAGGTTATCGTCTTCGAGATATTTAAATGTATACGGCTGTTTGGCACTACCGTTATCGAAGATTTCATAGTAATAATTTGGAAATTCTTCATATGCTTCGGATTGTGAAAACATGTCTGAAAATCCGACTCTTTCAATTGCCACGAATTCCTGTGGATATTCTAAATCATAATTATACTGAGCTGCAAATGGTACGATATTATGCACAGATAATAAGTTTAGTATTGCTTTATGTAGTGCATAAAATGTTTTTGAGAGATATAGGTCACCATTTGCCATTAATATTCCTCTGGTATTACCCGCAAACCCTTCAAGACTCTTAGGATTTTTATAAACCGGATATTGGTTGTCTGCTTTTCCAATTAATTCGGCATTGATAGGTGTGTTCTGTTTAAGGTCCACGCCTTGATTTTTTGAAAAAACCTTATCAGCAAGTGATGGCTTATTGTCATCCTGCCAATAGTCTTTAACAAAATCTTGTATTTCTTCCCTAATTAATTGTGCTATCGAAAGCATTTATTGTCTTTCTCAATAAATACAGTCAATTTAGTCAAATGATAATGTGACTTTTTTTGATTTCTTTCCGCTACCATTACAGGTTGGGCAGGTTTTTGTTCCTGCAGTTGTTTCAAAACTCTGTACCTGTCCCGTACCAACACAAATAGGACAGATTTCTTCTACGTAAAAGTTTGGAAACTTTACTTTGAAATCCGGCATATTGGCTTTTAACCAATCAAATGATAAATCATTGGCGACCATCGTAATGTCTTCAACAACAGTATAATCGCTATCCATACGTCTTTTAAGTTCCCATGAGTTAGTACCGCTTTGCCATTTTAGGTTGTATGCTTTATCTGTTGCTAAAAGTACCTTGACTTCATGCACAGTATCCGTACAGCCATATCTGAGCAGGTATGTGTGTCCGGGTTTTAAATTTAATTCTTCCATTTTATTGTTAATCTACAAATCCAATTATTTCTATGGTTTCGGGGTCACAGAGCATTTTGACTTCTTTACCATCAATAAATACGTACACTACCACTTTGCCTTTGACTTTATTATCTCGGTGATAGGTTCTACCCTCTTTTCCCGTTTTTGTCTTGACGAGATATCCCGAATTTATGCTCATAATACACTTGGCTTTGATAGCGTGTCCTCTTGTCTTTTGCCTGCTACGACAACTACGTAAAACGTCATATTTTGTGGACCGCCAGCTAATGCTCCGACAGGATGTATTATTTCGTTATAGTAAATGATTTCCCAACCTTCAGTAATTAACTTATTGTAAAATTCCTGTACTGTAATTTCAGTATGGGTTTCACTGAATCTCTTGTATCTGACATATTTTTCCATGAGTAAAAATTTAGTAAGCAAATATAGTTAATGTCGGCTATAAATGCAAGTACTTTAGTATTTATAAGAAAATTATTTTATACTTAAATTCAAAGCTATGGCTAAAGATAGAGACGTTAAAGCATTAGAGCATAAAATTGCTGAATTAGCACAGAAAATCAGTAATTTTGAAAAATACGATACTTCTAATAAGAAAACAAAAAGTCTAAAAATCTTAAAATTAAAATACGAAACCGAATTAGAGGAAATCCAAACACAATAATCGGACGATAATCGGACGATAATATTTTAAATCGGTAGAAAAACGGAAGATTTCTACCGATTTTTATTTTATAAACTTGCAGACAAAACCATAATCTCTATCAAATTCAGTTGAAGATACTCCAAGTTGCTGAATGTATTCAGCATAATTGTCCTTATAGTGCTGAATGAATTCATCAATTATGATAGGAATATCCGATTCTTTTTTGACTTTACCCTTAAAATATTTATTTTTAAGAACTACGATAGACCAGGCTTTCCAATCAACAGGTAAATTTGGATGTTTTTCTTGAATATGTCTAATGCTAATGTCGATGATGAGAGCCATGTACGGCTGATACTGGGGATTCAGTAATTCTAATACAGATGCATATTTTTGTATGTGCGCATTAATTTCATCAACGTTTTTATTTGTTAAGTCTAACATATGCTTTATCAGTAATTTGGCAAATATCGGCTTTTCCAATAAAATCGTTTAATGTCCGGGCATCACTATAACTCATTGCATTTCGCAAGTAATGCTCGAAATTTTCAACCCAGCCATTTAGGTGATATTCTACCTTCCTGTATCTCGTAACGCCCTCAGAAGTCTTTAAACGGGTCTTTCCCATTGCTTTTTGCGCTTCCTTGGTACTCATGCCTCTGAAATACTTTTTTATTGGATAGCCTTTGTCGAATAAACGATTAGCAAGTTCCTTGCCAATTTTAATACCATGTACATAATTGTCAGCACAACTTTCTAATGCCTTATTAAAAATTGAACCAATCATCACATAATCAGCACCCAATGCAAATGCTTTAATAATATCCGCATAATCTTTCATGCCACCATCTGCAACAATGGCAGGGGCAAATTTAAAATCATTGTCATCTTTATGGTCATATACATATAATAATTTTTCATGAAATACTTCCTGTATTAGTGATGCTAATGGATATCCAACGCCTGATTGTTTTGAAGTTATGCACCCATTGCCATTACCGATGCCTACACGAATATAATCAACGCAATTATTTTCTGCATACCAACGATAAGTTTCTGGATTGGCAATATTACCTACCATTATCGTTACGTCTGGTCTGAATTTTTTTATTTCTTTACAAATATCTACAATCAGTTTCATATGACCATTGGCAACATCAATAAGAATATTTGCATTTTTATGAAATCTTTGAACGCCAGTAATATGTGTTCGAATATTATTTAATCCAAAGCTAACAAAAACGCCACCATCGTCAAGTTTTCCTGCCATAACTTCTTTTGCAAGAAATTGTAAATAAGGGACTGTTCTTGGTAGAACAACATTAATTTTGTTTTCAAGAAAAATATTCTTATTCTCATAATTTACCACAGTGTCCATTGGTGCAGTAAATAATGGTAATTTACTTGGTAATATAATGTCTTTATATCTGCTTGATATGTCACCATGCACCTTGGGGACAATCAGTATATCATCAAAATCAAATTTTATGGTTGTCATAATTTAAAATAAAAAGAAGTGTGTTTCTTTGGTAAAAACAAAAGAGATTTCAAAATGAGTCTTGAGACTTGAAGATTGAAATTTAACTACATGACTATCGGAAACTTGAACATTCATTGTCATTATCGTTGACCATAGTAGTTGCGAATATCTCAGTATGTCTTAGCTACTCGAAAGCACACTTCAGTTTCTTTACTTCAGTTCTGTTACAGGCGATTCGTCTATTTCTTGTAGGTCTTCACTTGCATCACCCCAAGGAATATCAGTGGTATAATTAAAATTATCGATTTCGTCCTGAACAGCATCAACCTTTTTCTGAAATCCTACAACTATTTCGTTGCGTTTGGCTTCATCTGTGTGAACCTTATAATCCTTTATGGTATCGCTGTAGCCAATAGACTGCAGACCTTCGACAACACTTACTTCGTTCCAGAAAACAATCATTGCTTTTGCTTCTGAGAGTCTGTAAATTTGCTCTTGAATCGGATGATTGGCTTCATTTATAATGAACTTAAGACCAATTAATTCATTGACTTTTGCTTGGAGTTCGGCATATACCTTATCCACATCGAATTTATCGGCACTCGAAGAACCTGCCAGATAAGAATTCTTATTTTTAATCTGGTCCTTTAGTTTAGCGATTTCACCAACTAATTTTTTTCTTGCTTTTAATGCTTTGTATAGCTTCATATTTATTTTTATTTAATGAACAATATTAGTTAAAATTATTGAAATGCGCAAGGATTTATAAAATTTTTGTTTTAATACGGAAATCTACTGACCATCCAATTGGCATAAATTGGGGATGCATAGTATCGATAAAATGATTTCTCCAGAGTTTAACAAATTCTTCGATTTTTTCCTCAGTATCGAGTTTCTGTGCAACATGATATCCGTGGTCGTAAAGAATACGATTTTCTGCTTTAAAGTCGTAAATTTCTTTTTCGTGCAAAACTTGTAGGTATAAATAAATCTTATAGAGTTGCATATAGTTATAATCGCAAATTGTTTCAAACGGAATACCAGTATGCTCTGCAATAAAGTATAGCTTTTCCAATTTAACGGCTTCTGCTACTCTGCCATAACATTTAAATAGTGAATGAATTGCGTTCAGTAGAATTGAATTATCTTTGCCTGCTTCACGTAATTTGCCAGTATATTCACTGTTAAGTTCACCAATAGTTTTAACACCATAAATTCTGGCGATTTCATCCTTATAATTATTGGCTTTTTGCTCATATTGTGAGTGAAGTTCATGATTAATAAGAACTACATCATGATGATTTTTTGATTTATAGATTTCGGGGAAATATGTGCGATAACAATACGGTACAATATGATGCCTCTGCAGACCTTCTTCAATACCGCTTACCACACACCTTGCTTCCCGAATACTACGACCAAATTCTTCGTTGTCCTCAAAGCCATTACCTTTTGGAATAAAGGTCAATCCAATCATCTTTTTACCGATGACCTTTGCCAAACCTCTTTCAGTATACCACTTGGCTTTCTTTTCGCCACAGGTGAACATATGTCTTCCAGACGGATGATAAACCTTCCAGTTTTCGGAATTTAAATTCTTGCTTCCGACTTTCAGAATATTATTGCGTTCTTTACCTGCGCTAATTTCTTCCATGATATACAATCATAAATCTATTGAAAATTTCATCACTACTTGAGTCCATAATAAAATCTTCGTAATCATCACCCAAAGCATCTTTGAACTTACCAATAGCTTGACCCAATTCTTTTCCTTTAAGGTCGGGAAGCCATTCCATGACGATTTCGCCATTGAATTTATCTGCTAATGCTTTAGCCAATTCATCCCTTACATCCAAATCATGCAGTTTATACAGTAATTCGGCTTCCGGAAAAGCTGCATCAATGTCGATAAGATACATATCCTTATCTTCTTCGAAATCGTATTTGGTATTGATGCCATTGTCCTTGATGTAATTCAAGAACAAGTGATATGAACCTCTCTTACGGTTTCTTTTCTTGTCAAGACTCTTCAAATTTTCCATTTGAAACATTTCTGAATCAAAGTACTTACCATCAATACAGAATTTGAATATTTCTTCAAGAGTATCAAAACCCTTCAAGTATCTATCATAATCATATCCACCGAAGTCAAAAATTTTTCTCGCATCATTGGTGAGTAGAATATTTTCTGAGTTTGTTCCATGAACATTCCTGTACTTATAGAACAAACCTTCCCAACCATATGATAATCCAAACTTATGGTAAGTCTTACCCATGATATTTCCCAAAGGGTCGTATGAGAAATAAATTAATGCGGTTTCCCATTTACTTTCTGAAATCGGAATGAAATCAACTTGGAATCCTTTATAGTCGAATGAATAAACTCCACCATTGGCATTGATAGCATTTGGCATAAAAGCATTCTTAATATAATCTTTCCAATTGATGTTGGTATTTGCCGGAACTTTGATAAGTAAGTCCAAGTCACCGTGGTCTGCCTTGGTACGATAACAAGTAACGACAGAAGTGAATAATGTTAAGTCATAGAATACTTTAATACTAAGTTCACTTCCAATTTGAATGAATTCTGCTGTGCTTTTTCTTTCGGTGAATACACCGTACTTATTTAATGCTTTACCACCCATAATAAATTCGTTTTTATAATTATGCAATTATACGAAAATTACGGGAGAATGTTACAGAAAACTTAGAATATTTTAAAAGTAATTTGAGTTTCTTCAATTTCTGGGTCTGATATTGTCCAATTATCTTCGTCTAATCCATCGAGAAATAATTCAATTGCTTCTTTGTCTTCTTCATATCCTTCTTGTAGAAGTTCTTCGGGACTTGTTGCTGATGCAAAATCAAATTCAGCATCATCATCGTTGGCTTCAATATCTTGTGTTGCACCGTCTCTGTCAAGGTCATACGACCATACTATACAATTACCCTCTAAAATCAAATCTCCTGTTAAATTGCCAAGAATATCTTCTTGTAGTTTTTCGAATAATTCGTTGATATTCATACTTATAATAAATTTACGTAAAATAATTTTTACCATAAATAGAAAATAGTTGTCGAAAAGTCGGATTTACGTGAAATTTTATTGAACTTCTGCGGGACTACCGCTTAATTGTGCAAGTGATTGCTTACCACCTTCTACAAACCAATCAGCGATATCAGAACGTTGATGAACAACATTTAACATTTGGTCGATAACAAGTAGTTTTTCTTCAGGACTTGATGCTCTAAGTAATGTACTAAGTAGGTCTTCAAGAGGTTTCAGACCATAATCACTTATAAAGCCACCCATTTTACCTTCGGGGTCATTCATATAATAATCGAAGAATTGACCTGTCATTGTTTCATAAAGTGTTTCTCTTAGTTGGTCTCTGCTTGGAAGTTCATCACCATATTTATCTTCGATAAAATTTTTAGCAAATGGATGAACAGTTGTATTACATGGCGAATTATCTTCAGGTTCTTGATATCCCTTTTTAGGATTGCTAAAGGGTATTTCAAGCTGATTTTTATCAAAAGGTTTATTGTAAACACAATTAAGTTGTTCATCTACCCAATATCCAATATTTTCATCGAATGCTTCTTGGTCGCCCCATTGCGTGTGACCTGCCAGGTTTGTGAAAATGCTGACTTTCATTGTATTGTTTTTTACAATATCTTCAATCATTTCCAAGCCTCTTGTATCTCTTACAGAACCATAGGTCATATAGTCTTCCCAAACTTTTTTTAGTCTTGGAAAGGGTATGACGGTCCAAGGAACATGTTTAGTAAATGTTGGATTGTTGTGGTATAGGAAATCATTGAATAGTTCTCCTTTTAATTCATCATATATTTCAAAATAAGAATAATCAATTTCTTCATCATTGTACGCTTCTTTGAGAAATCTTGTATATTCTTCTCGTATAATTGTCTGTAAGGACTTCATGAAAACTGAATTTCATATAAATAGTCCGGATATTAACAAAAAAAGCCAGATTGCTCTGGCTTTTATATTGTCGTATTAAATTATTTATTGTTTTGTCCAAATCATTGTTGGAGCACCGCCACTAACTTGTGGAGTCCATGTCATTTTTGATTTTCCGTTAGTAACAACATCAAATGTTTGCGTATCTGTTGGTGTAACTCCATCATTAGGGTCAAAATCTGGTTCGGTAAGTGTAAATGTATTCTTGTCATTGTCTACACTATATCCTGTAGCGGGACAAGTATAACTCTGCGTTCCTTGCAATAATGTTAATACATAAGTGTCATTAGTTTTTATAATAGCACTAAAACAAACTTTAGCACTACCTTTATCGCCTAATAAAAGGCTGTCGGATTTCCACGTTCCGATAACAAAATCGGAAAGTGGGGTTTCTTTTTTACAACTAAATCCAATTCCAATTATCAGAATAGTTGCAATACATAAAATTAAAGTTTTTTTCATTTTATTTGTTTATAAATTATTTTACATCATAACTTTCAGGAAGTCCCAATTTTTCTTTGAGTTTTTTGTCATATGCTTGGGCATCTTTGTTAGCACCATCAACAGTATAATAATGGTCGGGACGAGATTTATCAGCACCCATAACCAAACCATATGATATTATTCCTGTGACTATACAAGTTGCAAGCACTCCGACTTCAAATCCACCTGCTGTTGTTCCAACAGGATGTAAAAAGGGTTTTTTTACGAGCATATCAGCCAATACTGTTCCACCTATAACGAAACTTCCTAAGAATATACCTGCTCCCCAATTTGTCATTTTTGTTATTCTGAGATTATCAGCAGCATTTTGATTTAGAATGGCTTGGTTTCCTGCCAGTGCTGCTAATGATACATCCCCAATTTCTTTAACACCACCTTTTATGATTTTAAAATCAGATACTTGGGTTGTGACAGTATTGGAATTGGAAAATCCGTAATAACCATAATATCCGGGATACATGGCACTTCTACCTGTAGTCTGACTTAAAGAATTTGTTGAAAAAACAACGTCTACTTTAGAATTATTATATTCTTCACGTTCAGCAATTTTGCTATCCATTATTTTTTCTTGCACCTGACCAGTATTCTTTATGAGTACAGTAGTTGCAGTATTTTCTTTGATTTCAACAATTTCGCCATATACGCTTGTCGTTCCAACCAAAACTTTCAAATAGTGACTTCCAACAGGAAGTACTAAAGAAGTTATGTCTGTAGTTTGTTTAGTTTCATCGACATAAACATTTATTCCGGTTAGTTCAGAAAAGATTTTCAGTGTACCAGTTTTCGTTTGACCGATTAATGATACGCATAGAAACATTAGTAATAAAATACTTAGAATTTTTTTCATAATTTATTTATTGATTAATATTAGTTAATAATTGAATGGACAAACATAATTGAAATAAATGGCACTAACAAGAATTATGTGTTAAATTTTCAGATATTACATGAAATGTAGTTATTTATTCTAAATTTAATTTCATTCCAAGCATTACGTAGTTTGCGTAATGACCAATGAACCCACCATCAGCATCGTAGTTAAGTACTTCATCGTAATTTGATGCCCTCCATTCTAATCCGAGATAAATTCGCTTTGTCAGTTTATACCAACCTTGGGGTTCAAAAATAAAATATTTGTTATTCCAAAAGTCGCAATAACCACTTACTTGTGTTTTATCTCTATCTTGTGAAAATGTGGTTGTAATCTGATACCCATTACGCATTTCTTTATCGCCAAGATAAAGAAAGTTTTGATGGCGGTATGTAACATCAAAGGATAAATTAAATGATTTTCCGATTGTAAATGCTTTAGACACTCCACCAAGATAAACAGGAAATATTCTGAATGTTTTGTTGAGTCCTGCGTTATATTGTAGAGTGGCAGAGAATGTTTTTGTAATGTTTACGTATCCCGATATTTCTGAGTAGGATTCAGTAATGCCATCATGGTCTACCTTGAAGTCAGTGAAGTAATAGACAGTTCCGTGTTTAAGTGGCTTGTAGAGTTCAAATGTAATAAAATTGATTTTGGCATCGGTTAGTACTTGAAAATTCTGTGCATTTGCTGCAAACGAGCAAAGCAATAACGCAAGGATTAATAATCTTTTCATTTTTTGAGTTTTAGTTTCTTTTTTACTTTATCTATTGTGTTGGCGACACGTACATCGCCAATGACAACTACGATTAATAATACTATGAGAATTGTTAAGTAAATTTTGTCTGTCATTGGCATTAAAATAAATTACATTGCGATTATACGAATAATAATCGAATAATGTTACAAGAAAGCCAATATTTATTTTCAAATTTCGAAAATAATTGGTGGATTTACACACATATAATCGCCATTAAGATTTGATGCGTTAATGAATATGACGTTATCAATCACTTTTTTTCCATACCCTTCATGAATATGACCAAAGATATGAATTTTTGGTTTAATTCTTTCAACAACTTCTTTATAGAGTGATGGTGAACCATGATGCTTCATATCCCAAGGTACTAAATCTCCAATCATATATGGTGGACTGTGTGTAATTAACACATCAGTATTATCTGGAATTGCTGCCCAATGTTTAGCAAGTGTTTCTTCCGGACGATTGAATGCCCAATTATTAAATGGTTTTGAAACAGGTGTCCCCCAGAAATGAATACCTTCAATTTCAACACCAGAATCTTCCAAGTATGTTACATTTTCTGGAACCTTTTCAATTGCTAAAAGATGATGAGTTTCAAAAAGCCAATCATGATTTCCAGCGATAATTAGCTTATTAGCATAAGGTAATTTGGAATACCATTGCATAAAATTGACAATTTCATGACTTTGACCTATTGATGTGAAATCACCTGCATGAATAATAACATCAGCAACAGGTAATTGTCCCAGATGCTTATGTTTTCCATGTGTATCAGATATAATGCAAATTTTCATTTATTTTATCTTAGCAATGGTAAGTCATTCAATGAATTAAGTCGAAGATGACCAACATCATGTTTTATGTTCCAAGGTGCTGTGTATAAGTATGTAGTAATACCACCATTGTTCATTTCTACAAAGTTTTCAAATGCATCATCAATAAATATTTCTACACCAGCATCTTTAGCAACTTGTACTTTGCTTGTGCGAACATCAATACTATATACTGGTTTTGCAGGAAAATGATATTTGTCAAGCCATGCTTCTGTTACTTCTTTTAAAACAGGTCTTGACGTTATATAGCAATGTACTTCAAATGGTAGGTCTTCTGGCTTGATAAGTGGTTCTACGTTCATATAGAACTCATTGAGAGTTCCTGCTTCACGCATTTCATTAAATCGTTTTCCGACCTGTCTATCCAAGTACCAGCAACTTGGTTCTACAAGTACTTCGGGATATAATTTATTCCAAGCTGCGGTCCAATTGGCAAGAACTCCATCAATGTCCAAACCTATTTTTGGTATGTTTAAATATCTTTTTGGTCTGTCGTCACCCTGTGGAAAAGTATAATAAAATGCATTGAGAAAATGTACGTTGCAAGCTGCGTGAGCAATGTGCAAACGACCACTTTCTTTATCATAATCTTCGCCTCTTTCAATGGCAGCAATGTGCCTTTTAAGTGAAGCTAAAACTGAGGTCCAGGAAAGTCCACGTTCCCAATTTCTGTCAAAATATTTTTCAGCACCATCGGTCAGCACTTGAACAAAGTCTGCAAATGCATGTGGTTCAACTAAATCATATCTTTGCTTGCCTTTATTAAAGCGAAGTCCTGCACCTTTGCCTGTGACAGCAGTGAAGTCTTTTTCTTTTTTGTCTTGATTTTCCATAATTACTTCCTTTACTAATTCGTCTGTTTTTTTACTCATGATTTTTCTGTTTTTATTTTTCAAATATTTTAACACCAAACATTTCTTCGAGTTCTTTAAACGGTGCTTCGTAGGTTTTGGTTTCTGTTTTAAAATCATCGGCAATTGAAAAAACTTCCAGTTCAGTTATATCGATTTGATAGTCTTCAATTGTTTTAATTTTTTCTTCCTTGGTTTTGGGTTTAATTGTCAGAACATACGTGAAGAATGCACGAAGTTGTCCTGGAGGTAAATCCGGATGTGACACGATTCTCAGTGAACCATAGGATTTTTTGTCAGTAAGTCCACGTAATACCCATCGTGCATCTACACGTAGTTCGGTTACGTATCCCGTTAGTCTGTCCCAATACGTATCATTAAGGTCAATAACCCGTTCCATTAACCAAAAAATATGTGTTGTATAACATATATGCCACCACCAATAAGTATAGTAGCAAATAATAGGTTCATGAACCAATCAAATAGCCAGTTAATTACTTTTAAAAATTTTACCATTATATTTTTTCATTATTTGGAAGTTTGCCTGTCAGTCGATTTCATTGACTTCATTTTGTCCTGTCAGAGGATTCCATATTTTATTTATGTCGATTTCATTGACTTCATTTTGTCTTGCGGGACAGCCATGAATTTCCATTGTACGTACACCAAGTGCAGTTACTTTACGAATTTCTTCAAGTGCAGCTTGAGTATCAAGATGATATACCTTGTCTTTCGCTTTTGCAATGTGAAATTCTATGTAGTTAATCCACTCAGCAACTGGTTTTTCTTCATCGGGTGTGCCATCGAGTGTTCTGCGTGCAACCCAAGTTTTGTCTTGATAGTCTCTTTCGCCATCAATACGTTTGTAAACTTCTTTTCTTTCCATTTTTAATCCATTTGTTAAATTATATCCACTTTTTATTGTATTTTTAATTGTTGCAATAAAATCATTAAGAAATTTGTTTGCAGGATAATCACCACTAATGTCAACATCCTTGACAAAAATTATCATATTTTCTACACTCTCAAAAAGATAAGGTACATCGCCCCTTTCCTTCAAAAAAATGGTTTGCACCTTATTAAGTTTCTTGAGTTTGTAACCATTTTTGATTGTATTTTCTAAGCCAATAATGATTTGCTTAACTTCTTCATTCCAAGCATTGGTATAAAACGGATTACCTGATGATTGAATATAACCAAGATATGTCAGTAATTGGTCTAAGTTCGACCAATAATGACTATCTGGAATAACCTGCATGTAATTTGCATTAGGCACATATGTAGTTGTTATTGCTGATGCACCGAAATAAATGTTCGTGCCACCAGATGGATACAGTTTAGATAAATCTGTACCGTTTCCTTTTAAAGAATATCCTGTATTCTCTCCCATGACTATCGACTTGCTTTACGGGATGCCCGTGCCATTCTGTTCTTACGTTGACGTTTCTTACGATAGTCTTTGTCGAACTGATTGGTAGTTATGTTTGTTTGTACTCCTTTGTCTTTCACCAAGCGTTTTCTGCCAATTGAACTGGTAACTGTGGTTACTCCGACAGTTTTTACCGCATTTTTTATTGGATGAAATTTTATGCGAGATTCTTTTAAATCACGGACTAAAATATCGTGTTTTTCGCCATCAGTTAATTGTCGTTTTTCTACAATATTAGTTTCAGGATTTAAAATCTTATATAATTTGACATCTTCGCCTTCTTTATTTTTTTCACTACCTGCTGGTTTAATATAAAGGGTTGGTGTTATTTTGACATAAGTTTTTATGTTTAAATCTTCAGAATCATTGTCAACAGCACCGTCAACAGCACCGTCAATTGCTCCGTCATTTTTTTCTTCAGCCACTATTTCGGCTTTAATTTCATCATTGATTTTTTGAAGTTCTTCTGGTGGGATAACTGATTGTACACTTGGTGTTACTTCAATTATTTTATCCTCTACATCGACTTCTTTAATAAGTGGAAACTCGTCAATTCTTCCTTCTTCTTCAATTTTTGGAGTGAATATTACTCCATCCTGTTTCTCTTCTGACATTCATTTGAGATTAATATAAAGTTATTTTGCGTAAAACTACACAATCCGTAGCAAATATGCAAGAAAAAAAGGGCAACTACGCCCTTTTTATTTTATTCGGTTGGTACTTCAACCTTCACTAACACCGTGTACTTCTCCAAAATTCTATCAATTGTTTTTTGATATTTTTGAAGTGGATGACCGTCTTCCGGATAATGATTTTCAATCTGAGAAAAACTCCTGCCTCTGGCAATACCATAAGCTGCGTACATTACTCGTAAATCTTCTCTGTTAGTCTGATGCTTATAAGTTGCTTCACTTGCAGGCATCTTTCTTTCACCGATGATTTTATCGGTTTTTCTCTGATTTTTATAGAACTTCTGAAGTTCAACTTTGTCTTTAATATCGGCTTTCATTTTTGCGATATCGGTTTTTGCTATTGTTTCCATGATAATGTTTATTTAAGATTAATTTAATTTATTTTGTGTAAACAAATTTGTTTATATTACATAGTTTGCGTTACGCATTTTATGAAATCTTGATATCACAATTTGTGATATCAAATTATTATGGCGGTCTGATGTCTATCTATAAATGTTTCATTGATTTAATATTTTTCCATTTTTTACCTGTATTAATTTCAGATATTGTACTTCGACTAATGTTAAATTTTTTTGCAATATCTTTTTGTAAAAAGTCACCTTTACATAACAAACGTTGAATTTCCATTACTTCTTCGAGTTTCAATTTTTTGCACACATTTCCCGAAGTATACATATGTTTCGAATTTTCAGCATGTTCAATCCACTCTAAATTAATATCACGATTATCGGTTTTTATTCCATTTATATGATTGACCTCAAGTGATGTGTTATCATTATATTTGAATGTTAATGCTACCAATCTATGTACTCTATATGTTTTACGAATATGTTCATAATCAGTTAGACCAACGACCAAATATTCACGTGAAAAATTTTGTTTCATTATTTTATTGCCAGATAAAGATTTTCCATGTTTTTTTACTCTACCCAAATTAGAAACAGAATAAAGTCCTTCATATTTTGGAATGGGTTTCCATATCTCGTAATTTAAATTATTGATATTTAAATTTTGATATATTTTACGAGCACCATTTTTATAGTCTTGCAAATTTTTTTCTTTAATTATATTATCAACACTAAAATTAATTTCTTCAATGGGGATAAAGCCATCAAAAGAAGTATTTTTAATGTCACCATAATATTTAATGGTTTCAATATATGGAATACCAAAATTAAAACCAATGAAAACAAATTCACCTTTATGCCATTGAGCAATATTAGTGTTTCTACAAGTACCGATGTAGAACGAATTTTCTTTTAAATTTAATTTATCTATCATAATTACAAATTTAATATAAATACTTGAATTGCGAAAATAAATACTTCATTTATAAATTTAATTGCGACTTTAATTTTTAATTGCGACTTTAACTTCTTCAAGTGCTAAGTCTAAATTCTGCGTAATTTTACGCATTTCGGGCGTACCATAATAGCAAATACTGGTCAACTGGTTGTCAATGTCGGGTTCTGTGAATGCAACAACATTAGCACCATTGTCCTGTAATTTGTAAAATAGTCTTTGAAGTCTTTCTTCGTTATCAATCGATAACGAAATGAGATAATTTGAATCTCTTTTCCACTCTTGAAATTCTGAGGGAAAATGCTGAATGAATTCAGCAATTGCGTGCCCAGATTGAACTAATTGTTGTCCAGCACTCAAATCTTGTCGAACAACAGTAACTAATTTTATTATCTACTTATCTTTCATATTAAAAAATTTAATTTGTTTTCAATATTTTCATTATACCTTATTCTTATTAATTGTATTAAATTTTCATCACAATATTTATTTTTTATATTATCTCTTCTTTGAATATTATTAAATTCTTCAGTTCCACCAAAAGCATGATTTGGCTTAAAATGTTGAATGCCATCAAATTCAATCATAATATTTAAATTAGGTAAATAAAAATCAAATTTTAATTTACCAATATCTTTACAATTATTAAACATTTTATTTCGAATATATGTTATTCGATTTTTATTCAAAAAAGATTTTATTTTTAATTCACCCTTTGAATCGTTACAAATTGGACATCCAATACCTCTCATGTGGTGAGCAGGTGCTTGTTCAAAAACACCATGTATTGGGCATATTATATCGACATGAGTTTTATTGTTAAAATAATTGACCAAGGAATAATCATATTTATTACTATGTGTTTTATTCGAAATAATAATAAATTCGGTTTGGGAAAGTTTCAATTTATTTGCTTTATATTCGATAGCACATTTCGGACATCCAGATTTTCTAAGGATATGATTTTTTGGAGTTTGTTCAAAAACATTATGTTTTGAACAAATTATTCTAATTTTTGTTGAAACGTTCTTGTAATTGACTAATGAATAGTTGTATTTTTCGCCATGAATTTTTTTGGCTTCTTTAATGAAGGACTCAGTATCGTACATAATGCTTTTATTTACTATAAATACTAAGTTAGTTACGAATTGATAACCTATTTTTTCATTTTTGTTAACCTACTTCATTGTTTTAAATTTAATTGTTAATAATACTCTGCGGTATATAAATACTTAGAGAGTTCAAAATTACTACAATTATTTTAATTTCCTAATAAATTATCAATTTCTTTTTTGTCTTGTTTTTTTATTCTTGCCCTTGCCTGTGATGTTATGTAATCTCTTTCTGCCCGTACTTGTTTTCTTTTTGCCCTGACAGTCTTTGCATTATGCCAATGTGAACCATCTGAACAATACATGTTATCGAATCCCTCTTGACTAATATCATTATCAGGTTGGTGCACTAATACTTCATTCCTGCCTGCAATTTTATTTGCATCATGAATAAAAGGAGTTAATTTTCTCTGAGGCTTATGTCCATATAGACCAAAACCCCTTCTGTTGCTTTTCAAATCTTTTTTAGTTCTACTCATTAATTAACTTTTAGAATGTGTATCACTTTTATGTCCTCTATCTGCATATGCAGGACAAAATTTTGGATTGCATGATGATAATAACATCATTGTCAAAACAAATAAAATTATAAAAATCAATTTAATTTTTTTCATATTCATAAATTTTTGAGGGCATAACGGGACTCGAACCCGTGGCAATTGGTTTTAGAGACCAATGTTCTACCTCTGAACTATATGCCCGTATTTAACAAAATATTTTTTTATTTGCCTTCAATTCTTCTAATTTTTCCTTATTTTCTCTTAAATATATTTCTTCATCTGTCAAATGAAATCCATCCTTACCTGATTTTCTGCGTTTCAAATACCTGCCATAACTGCCTTGTCGGACCAAACAGAGAATTTTTTCTCCCGTGTTTTCATCATATAAATAGCCAAGTCCTTGCATTTACTTTCTTGCATCAATTAATTTCTCCCAATATTGTGGTTTTAATTCATTTGCATCAAATGGCATATTATTCTCTGCATGAAACCATTGCAGGTGTACATGACTGTAATAACATTCACCTTTATCGGTAGTTACTGTTTGTAATTCTAACGGTAATTCTTTTCTGACATCAACTTTAACAATTGCTTTCATATCATTTATGTATATAATCATTTCTTCAATGGCTGATTTCAAATCACCATAATGATGCAAGTGATATTTTTTTGCTATTTCAGTAAATTTTTCTTTTATACTAATCATCTTCAAGTTTGTATATTTTTTTCCTTATAATAGCATAGTTGGTAAAACATAAATACATTGTCTTGAATTCCTGTCCTTCCTTTGCTACTTGATATATGTACTTCTCTCCCTTTGTAATTACTCTTTGTAATTCATTTACATCAATTCCCCATTCTTCTCTCTCATCTTCAGTACTATTTTTTAATATATATTCATACCCATCACAAAATCTATCAAACTCACTGACAGGGTATGTTCGCTTAAGTAGTTCAAAGTCCTGCATCTAATTGTGATTGAACAGAGTCTCAGCAAGAATAGAAGTAACACCACCGTTACCGTGAAGGTTACAGTCGAGTTTTAATGTACAAATATCATCAAGATATTTTCCAAGTTCTTCTTGGGTTTCAGCTTTGCTCCAGATTTTTCCTTCGTCTACTGTGACGTTGCCAAGATTAATTGACAGACCGTCTTCATCAGTTTTTCTGATTATCTGACCAATAAAGGTTCTATTCCAGTCTGCTTTGACCATGAATAGTTCGGTGATTTCTATTGTCGGTAACTTTTTCATAATAGTTATACGTAAATACTAATAAAAATGTTACAGAAAAAGTCAAATTTTTTGACTTGCTGGTTTTCTATAATATGTGCCACACTTTGCTTAAATCTAAATAATTGTCAGCAAGATGTATTCCGGGTTGACTTAGTTTTGTCTCACTAACTCTTAAACTCATTGCCCTTTTACCCAATAATTCAAGTGTTGTGACATAATATATTTTATCGGTATTGGGACAATAAATTGCCCAAATATCTGTCTTAGATAGGTCAACAGGTACTTTTTTACCGTTTACAACACTTGATGTTACGATTTGTAATACACCTGTTTTATTTACGGTAATATATTTAATCTGTACCCTTTGAATTTTCATATTCTTATCTGCGATAATCAAATCGACATGTGTTCTATCTGAGAACGGCAAAAACACAAAAAATCCTTTTCTGACAACATCTGCAATCACAGCAGCCAAACCGATATCTCCCTTTTCATTAGTATTCATAACAATATTTTATTATAAATACTTTAATATTTAAGAAAGGGTTGACTCAACTCATGATTTGTTTGCGGAGAGGATAGGATTCGAACCTACGGGGCAATTTTAGTCGCCCAACAACTTAGCAGGTTGCCCTTTTCGACCACTCAAGCACCTCTCCTTGCTATATTAAAGTCATTACTAATTTCAATTGATATTTTTCGCCTTCCTCTGTTTCTAACATTTGAACAGGAATTACGGCTTCTTCTGCAAATTCAATTCTGCCATCATACACTAATTCTTCTGCTAATTGAAGCAAATTTCCGATATCCAGTTTTGTTTTCATGATTTCAATTCTCCAAATTCTTTTTTTATTTCGGGATTTGCTTCAATAAACGCTTCTGAGCATTCACTGAGATACCAAGGATATAATTTTTCTTTGGCAACGCCTCTGGCTGCACTTCTGCAGTCTCTCCAACGGTCACCTTTTATAAGGTCAAGAATTATGCCTTCCAATTGCTTGGCATTGGCTTCTGCATTTATTTCACCGAACATTCCCATATCTGTCGTCTTTAATTGTATTATATTCAGTTTCTCTTGTCATTATTTGATTAAAGCAATTATCACATAAATATGTTGTTAAATTATGACTGTTTTCAAATGCTTGATGCTCTTCTGATTGAAGTTCTTTGTCCCAAATATTTTCTTCGCCTATTTTATGTGAAGCAAGATTTTGGCAACCAACTTTCATGCATTTTACTCCTTTACATGTTAACGGCAATTTGGGTTTAATTGTATTGCTCATTGCTTTTTATGTTTTAAAATTACTACACTACTAATTTTATATGCAAGAATTGCTTCTTGGTCATAATGCACTAAAGTAAAATCAACAATTTTATTGATTTGCTCTTTGGTACAGATAATTCTACAAGGAATCATTCTGTCAACATATAACTGACCGTGTGGACTTACCCACTGACCTTTGGCAGTCTTCATGACGGTTACTCCACCTGTAAGGTCTTTGACAAATGCATCCCATGCCTTATGATGCTCATAAGTGAACTCCTTGTCATTGTTGCCGGAAGCTGGAACCAATATTTTCCACAATTCAGTTTTCATATTGTTCTTCTTTTAAAACGTTTGGTAATGACTTCTTTCTTTTGGTTTCAACTAATCTGAAATAATCATCATAAAATACGTTATATCCAAGTTTCAAGCATAATGTTAAACCTTCTCCCTTATAATTTTTAATGTGAATCTCTCTGGAATCGCTGATAACTGTATAAATACCATTGTATTGAAAGTAATCACTACCTCTCTTACATTCAAGTTTAATCAAGTCGCCCTTTTTAACTTTGTGAGGGTCACTTGCCTTTTTATACAACTTTTGTTGATATTTTATGATTCCTTTCATAATTATTTTATTTCAACTACTGCACCCACATTTTCCAGTTCGGTTTTAAGTATCAATGCATCGGTTTTTGATACTTTTCCTGTCAGAAGACCCGGACATTTATCGACCAGTTCTTTTGATTCTTTGAGTCCCAATCTCAAGCATTCATTAACTTTTTTGATGACATGTAATTTTTGTCCACCAATTTCTTTCAGATAAACATCAAATTCAGTCTGTTCTTTTACTGCAACTTCGGGTGTTGGTACACCAATCGGAGTTACAATGCTCTGACCCTTGATGCCATAATCATTTTCAAGAATATCAATGAGTTGTTTTGCTTCTAACACCGTCAATTTTGTCAATGTGTCAGCAATTGCGAATAATTTTGGATTTGTTGCCATTATTTCTATTATTAATTATTATGCAATTATACGTAAAATTTCTGAAAATGTTACAGTAAAAGTAAAAAATAACATGAGCGTAGCCAGAATTCTGTTGTTAATCATCATTTATCTAAGCACCAACCCGACTATCACAGAGTTGCTTTCCCTCTAAGTCTGTATGGCTTGCACCCCACACTACAAGTAGTGCTTCTAATCTCTGCGGTAGTAACGATTTTAAACAGTTGGTACTCTGATGCTTCATTTCTCAACCTAATCTTCCGCATTTAGCAAAGGTGTTCTGAACTTCCTCTATCCGGACATTTATCTGGACAAAATGTCCTGATTAGTGTCCGGATAGCGATGAATCCTCGGTGTTATTTTTTACTGTTGTCCGGATTATTGTCCGGATTTCGCCAGATTGTCGAGATTCTGGCGAGATTGTGATGGGGGTAGGTCTATGCCATGTTCATCACATTATGATTTCTCTTGTTGTTTTAATAAATCAGAAATTCCATTCCAAAATTTAACATCTGCTTCACTACCAAGTGTGGGTAATATAACATAGTCAATCATCCTAATTGCCGAATATCTTGTTATCCAATTCGTATTACTTAAAGATTTTACAATTTTTTCTTGTACTTCCTCAAATGTAGGTATTGGAAATTTTATTATTTTTTCATCCAATGGTGCTTCACCCGATGTATTATCTTCACATCCTTTAGGGGATTCCAAAATAAATTCAGTATATCCCAAGTCTTTTGCTTCTTTGAGATAAAGTTTTGCTGTTTGGATATTTGTTATGGCAATTGATAACAATCGTTTGGAGTTATCGTTGTCGGTCTGTTCTTTTGCTGCTCCAAGAATACTCATTTGTTTGTCGAGAGCATTTATTGATGTTTGAATAGATTCTTTCATTGTTTTATTGTATTTTTACGAGTTCATTTACTGACCTTTGAATTTGTGCAATATGAAGGTCAATCACACGAGGTTTATTGTCTTCGTCAATGAATTTTATTTCGGCATCTTTTCCAACTTGATACTCATTTAACGTGAAATTCACAACCTCTGTTTTAAATGCCAGATGTTTATCGAGATATTCTTGCAATGTTGTTTGTGAAATCCACATAAATTCTGTTTCACATAAATTTTCAACAACTAATTTAATTAGTTTTCCTTTAAAAGATTTTTTGCTTTTCATGATTTATAAATTTTGTTGTAAATATCGCACTAAATTCCTTAATATGCAAGAGATTTTCTTTTTTCTCTTCTCTTGGTTCTACCATTGCCTTTGTTCAGTGCACCAAATGTTGGAGTCAATGAATGATGATTGGGACACAACAATTCCAAATTATTTAAGTTATGATTCTCAGAATTACCGTCCTTATGCTCCAGTTGAATTGGCACTAAACCCGTAGTCGGATTTACTTCATTCCAGCCACACTTCATACACTTGTTACCGTGCTTATGTATGAGGTACTTTTTATACATGGTAGCGGGAAATAACACATTCCCATTTTCAATTTTCTTAAAATTTTCTTGTTGAAAATATTCGCCACTACATTTGGGGGAACAAAATTTTGTTTGACGTGAATTTAATGGCTGACCGCAATGTAAACAATTTTTCAGTTTGTTTATGTTGGCTCGTTTGGGGTATTTTCTATTGTTATATTCTGCACCGCATGACTGTGAACAAAATCTTCTGTTTTTACTTATTAACGATGTGAATACATTACTGCAGTTAAGACACGCTTTGGTTTCTTTGGTCTCAGCATAATTTTGGTGATACCCAAGTTTATTTAATTTTATCTGAACACACCTAAAATTTCTACCTAATACATTGGCAATTTCTTGAAATCCCTTTCCTTCCTTATGAAGTGCAATTGCTTTTTCAACGTCCTCTTTATTCCATTTCATAATATTTACTTTAATATAAATACTATGAAATGCGAAAAAAGATTTTCGAACTTAGTAGAGCAGGTGAAGGGAATCGAACCCTCGTCCTCGGCTCGGCAAGCCAATGCACTACCCCTATGCTACACCTGCGATGTTATTGCACACCGAATGGGATTCGAACCACATATCGTACCCCTGAGACGGGGCAATTCTTTCCAGTTAAACTACCGGTGCATGTTGCAGGGTCTTCCCCTGCAATTTTTCTTTAAGGCATAAGCCTAAAAGTACTCAACTTATTTTTAAGTCCAACGTCTGCAGTCCAGTACCTGTAACCATCAGCCTTTTCATAGGCATCAAATTTTGTCATACCGCTAACGTAAAACTTTTGGATTTCACCATCCGTAGACGTGATTTCCACAAGCCAAAGTCTCATAATTTTCGGATGCTTTCTGTAGAATGCATCGTCTTTCACGAGTTCTGGCTGTTCCTGCTTTTTTGTTTGTCTAAATAACATACCAATCGCATAATCAATAGCAGGATTGATTTACGATGTGTTGAGATACTTCATAATTATCATTTTAAATTATTTTATCCAATATATTTGTTTTATGATATAAATTTATCCACCTTCTAATTGCAGTGTCACTAACATTATATTTTTTACCGATTGCACGATATGACATTGTTTTTAACATTCCGTTTAGTTCATCCAATGATGGTCGCTCTTTAACTTTTCTTTGACTTAATCTTGGTGGACTTATTCTTATCTTTTTTACTTTAATTGGTTTCGGTGATAATGCGGATGCTCCTTTACAATGTGTTTCCAGTGTTGCATTACAATTTGGACATAAGAACCTCAAATTTTCCAGATGATTATCATTGTTAACACCATTTATATGGTCAAGAATTAATGAAATTTTTTTACCATGCCAATTTTCATCTTGACCACAAAACTTACATTTATATTCAATTAAATTTTCAGCAATTATTCTGTCTTTTATCGTTTTTCTTCCAACATCATTTATACTAAAAATTTCTTCATTGCTTTTTCTCGAATAAATTCCTTGATTTGCTATCATTAACTCACTTCTGTTTAAAAAATGTGAAGTATCAATCTTCCATTCATTTAAACGTCTATGTAGTGTCTTATATGATGCACCTGATTCATTTCTTTCAAATTTATGTAAAACATCCCTATACGTATTACATTCCGCTACAATTTGACGTAATTCATTTTCGTTATATTCAATCATCGTTTCAAACCTTTAATATAAATACGTTTGAGTTTTGTTTTGTACACCCGGTGAGATTCGAACTCACAACCTTTGGTTTCGTAGACCAATGCACTAATCCAATTATGCTACGGGTGCATTTATTGTACCACAATAGTTCCGGTACATAATAAAATAAAAAATATGATTTCACCAAAAAGAATCGTCAATCCAAATAGCAATGCTTGCCTTGTCGGACGACACGTAAAATAATCAATCAGTTTTTTCATTTCATTTTATTTTTAACACCAAACTATTTTGTTATTCACTATAAAATAATGTGCATGATATGGGTCTTGACCAGTGAAATTACCAATTGACGGAGAAAATGAAACCGTACCATCGGGATTTTCAATTAATGTCCAACCGTCTTTCCAATTGGGTTTAAAGTTCATAACTGTTTTTTCACCACAACCACACGCACAAAGATGTACTGCAACACAATATTTTTTTGTAATAAATACTTTTCCTTCTTCAATTTCAATTGGAATAGTATCAACAAATATAGGTATTAATTCCATTGTTTTCACATTACTTTTTATTATACTATAAACCCTAATACTTAAGGTTTTTTGTACCCCTGGAGGGACTCGAACCCCCATAAGACCTTGTTTCGAAGACAAGCGCATTATCCGTTATGCTACAAAGGCATTATTCTATATTTTATGTGCAGTACGTCACCGTCTTCTGTTAAATACTTAGACATTCCGTCTCTGCGACCTTCACCGTAAACAATTATTATACAACAGCCACTTTCATCTATAAATGCATATCCGGTTTGTGAAACAAAAGTCTTTCCATCAGTATATTCAAGTTTATTCTTGAGTTTCTCTATCGTGAATTTCATTAGTTCGTTTTTTATAACGTGATACAGCTTTTTTCAATGCTTCATTGGGTTCAGAAGGATTTAATAATTCATTAAAGAAAATGTCATAATCTTGATTTGTTGGTATGTATATTACTTCGTCACAACACAAGACAAAATCTTTTTCCAATTGCACTGAACTGTCAGGTGCATAAATTACTTTTCCACATTTAGGACAAATCGCTGTTGCCATATCAATTGTTTTTAGTGCACAGAGGTGGGACTCGAACCCACATATCACATTAGTGATACCAGTTTAGGAAACTGGGACGGTCATCCAATTACGTTTTACTTGTGCTTTTTTCTTCCAAAATATTCGGACCTTCCATTAGTTGCATTTTTATTTCTACTTCCAAAATTTTTTGTTAATGAATGACAGTTTGGACATAAAAGTTCAATATTTTCTTCTTTATTATTTAATGAATTTCCATCAACATGATGATGTTGAAGTGGAATTTTATTACTGTGTTCATTTTTTTCTCCCCAGCCACACTTTTGACATTTATTATTAAATTTTTCAAAGAAATATTTTTTTATGTGATTTGACATTGAAAATTTCCCGATGATTCCGCTTTCTTTACCATTTTTCCATCTTTCAATATATTGTCGATATTCATATTCGCAATGACATTTATTGGAGCAAAATTCACTATCTCTTTCAGGATACATGATAATTTCAACACAACAATTTTTACATATACCCCTTTTATATTCAATAAATGCTTTCCCCTTATTAAATGTTTCATTGGGATTAATATCACGTCTTCTCGGTAATGAAATTCCAAATCTTAGTGCTGCTTTTTTTATTGCACCACCAGTAACACCAAATATTTTTCCAATTTCTGAATAACTTTTATTTTCGTAAATTATTAACTTTTCAAGTTCTTTTTCATTATAAGTATTCATGGTATTTTTATCATAAATACTTCATTATTTATAAAAATCGTATAGACATAAAAAATAATGTATTTAATTCTATCCATTAAACTATAAGAGCATAAGTGCAGTTGCAATAACTGCTAATATTAACAACACCAAAGCGAATTTCAATTCATCTTTTCGTTGTTGTTTTGCCATTTCAGAAAAATAAGGAAACATATTTTAATTTTATTTGTACCCCCACGGGGAATCGAACCCCAATTTGTTGCTTAGAAGGCATCCGTTCTATCCGTTGAACTATGGAGGCAGGTTTATTTCTTTTTAAATTGGTCAACAATGTTTTCAATTACTGGCTTGTTTTTATCTATACGAAGAAAACTGTACCAAATAAATATCGAACAAAGGAAAACAATTATTGTGACAATTGCAACTTTTATGAAGTACGGAGTTAAATCAACATACTCTTTAAATCTTGATTGTAATTTCTTCAAGAAACGTTCTTCGTGATTTTCACTGGGCAAACTTTCCATAACTATTTGAATTTGAGCCGATAGAGGGATTCGAACCCCCGGTGAGTTTTACCATCTAGTTTACAAAACTAGCCTAATCGACCACTATAGGATATCGGCATTATTATATGTATATTATTCTTCCACTTCTCATTAAAGTTATTTTTTTCCAAAAATCGAGATATTCATTTGATGTATTTTCAAATTTATTGGGAATAACAAGTATTTCAAAACCTGCACCCCTTAAATTAATTTCATTTTTAATATCTTCTTCTGAAAGGATAATCATGGAATATTCTTTATCCCATTTGTTCCATTCAAATATATGAAATCTTTCCATTATTATATCAAAATTTTGAGCCAAAAGCAGGAATCGAACCTGCAACATTCTGAATACGAATCAGATACTCTACCAATTGAGTTATTTCGGCATTTATTTTCATAACCAAATTATTTTATTATTTGTAATAAAATAATGTGCATGATACGGGTTTTGACCGGACCAATTACCAATTGATGGAGTAAATGATATTGTACCATCAATATTTTCAATTAAATTCCATCCATCTTTCCAATTAGGTTTTAAATCCATTACTGTTTCTTCCCCACATCCGCAAGCACATAAGTGAATTGCAATGCCAAATTCTTTTGAAATATAACATTTGCCTTCTTCTAGTGGCTTTTCAATCTTATCAACATAAACAGGTGTTAAATAATCAATTTTCATTTTATTAATCGACCTTCAAATCGATTATCTTCAATAGTATTATATTCAGTTTCTCTTTTCATAACAAATTTAAAATGTTCTTCACATAAATAAGTTGTTGCATTATGTGATTCATCAAACTGTTGATGTTTTAAATACTCGTCATTTCCAATACCTTCATCTCTACACCAAATATTTTCTTCACCAACTTTATGAGAAGCAAGTTCTCTGCAACCAACTATCATGCATTTTACTCCTTTACATGACATAGGTAAAAATGGTTTTTTTTTCATAGTTATTGATATTTAATATGTTATCATCACTTTTGAATGGTAGCATTGTTCGTGCTATTGTGCAAAATCAATGCTATCGTTCATATTACCAATTTGTTGCGCCCCAGGTAAGGATTGAACTTACGACCTTTGGTTTAACAGACCACCGCTACTACCACTGAGCTACTGAGGCATTAAATTATATTTCCTTCAATTTCTTTATGACAATTTGAACATACTAATATACATTTATCTAATTCTTCTTTTACTTTTTCCCAACTTCTTGTATAACCTTTTGCACCAATACCAAATTCTTTATCCCCATTAGTATGGTGAAATTCAAGTGCTCCAACATATTTATTATATCCACACTTTACACATTTTCCACCTTTGTATGCAACTGCTTTTTCTTTTAATACATGTCTTCTTTTTTGAACAGCATCAACAGCACATTTTTTACATCTTGAACGTCCATCAATACGAATGACATATTCTGTCAAACCATGTTTCTTACAAATTTTTTCCATATATTTATTTTTAACATAAATACATGGATTAACAAAATCGGTTAATCACTCAAAGAACTTTTAAAAAGTTTGAAACACAGCCGATTTTCTTCTGAATTTCGGTTTAACTACTCCTTTATAACAGTTTCGTACTATGAGCACTGTGTTTCATACGTAGCGAAGGTGGGACTTGAACCCACAACCTTGACTTTATAAGAGTCCTGCTCTAACCATTGAGACTACATCGCTATATTACCATTCAATTGTTGCATTACTTACACTTTTTATATCAATTTCGTATTCACCTTTAACGTGTCTGAGATTCATTAATGCTGCCCGAACTTCAATAAAAGTTGCATCTTTCGGACAATGAACTAACATCATTCCACTATTATGGTCTGCTGTTCCCTGACAGTAAGTTGTGTAATCATACTCCAATAAAACATATTTCATTTTCATAATAAAAATTTTCAATAAATATATGAAAAATTTTGCTTTTGCAAGTATTATTTTGTGCGAAATGTCGGATTCGAACCGCTTCCTCTGTTTGGTGGACAGACGCTTTACCAATTAAGCTACACTTCGCATGGACGGGGCACTGCGATAAAACAGTGTATCTTCCCCGATTTAAAAAAGTGTCCCATGTGCATCAAAGGGATTCCGGAGAACAGTCAGGATAGATTAACTGACCTTGCACACCCACAGCAGGATGGGACTTTGAGCAGAAAACGGGACTCGAACCCGCAACTTTCAGCTTGGAAGGCTGACGCTCTACCAATTGAGTTACTTCTGCGTTTTTGCCAGATTTTTACATGCTCTCACATGGGGTCATTTTCAATCTGGCGACCCATAGGGTGAACACCCTGTTTAGAATGTAGTTGTGGAGATTACTGGACTCGAACCCGTTTCTCATGCTCTTCAGGCACACGCATAGACCATCTCTGCTAAATCTCCATATTTACAGGATTCCTTGTGAGGAAGTTACCCGAATTGCGCCACCTGCAACCCGACCTATAAAATTTTGTACTTCCACTTTGTATAGTACGAACTTTTTGCGTGGAATGGGAGGGATTTGAACCCCCGACTTTCTGCTCTTCAGACAGACACTCTACCACTGAGTTACCAATCCGTTTAGTTCTGGTGTAAGCCTTATACTTACGTTTCCCGACAGCATTGCAACTATCTTTAATATGTCTCGGAGTCTATAATGTACTATTCACATTGCCAAATGCGAGTACAGAACTTCCTACTGAACATTAGGGCAGCTTCTTATGCAACCCAGAACTTTTACACCTAAATGACTCCATGAAAATCATTTTGATGCATGAATTAACTGATTTATTCCATTTCAATTAATTTTGCGGAGAATGTAGGATTCGAACCTACGGAGCAGGTTTCCCCGCCCACAGTTTAGCAGACTGTTACAATAACCACTCTGTCAATTCTCCAAATATACCCTTTTAACCCTTAGATAATTATAAGCCAAATGTTGATGGGTACTTAACACCAAATGCTTTGCGGAGAAAGAGGGATTCGAACCCCCGAAGGTTGCCCTTGTCAGTTTTCAGGACTGATGGTTTATAGCCACTCACCCATTTCTCCATTTGAATTTCTATGATATCCCACCAAAAAAGGGTGCTATGAAATTCTAACTGTCTGTCTGTGTTGTCTCGAAGGGACTTGGACCCCCGACCCCTTCCTTATCAGAGAAGTGCTCTTACCAACTGAGCTACGAGACAGTGTTAATGTATGTTTTATCATGCATTAACCCCCTTTTTTGGACTTAATGATGGTTATTTCATACATTATAACGTTAAATACATTTTACATTTTGGTGGGTTTTTGTAAAGCATATTTTACATTATTGCGTTTCGGGTAAGAGTCGAACTTACATCTCGCTGTTTAACGGACAGCCGTTTTAACCATTATTGCACTACCGAAACATATTTTTCATTCCACTTTTTAATTTTCAATAGAAGTTTGTCTAATGTAATTAAACTTTGACATTTCTTTTTATTATTATCAATATGTTGAACTAATTTACAATTTGCAGGATGTTTTAATATATTGAAATCAACATTATTTTTAAATCCATCATATACTGAATAGATGTGGTCTTTACTAACACCATTTAAATTATTACCTTTATTACTTGGACTATACCATCCCAATTTTTTTACAAGAGATAAATTAAATTCATCGGGATAATCATTAACGTTAATATTAAACTCACATAGTGGGCGATAAAACTTATAATACATAAAACCACAATCGCTACAGATTATTTTATGTTTTAAGATTGGTTTATCATTACCACAAAATCTACATTTTCTAATTGAAATTAATGGTCTGTTTTCTCTTAATTTTTTATTTCTCACAATTTTATTTTCTTTCATTTTAGTGGGAAATTTACTTTTAATTGTATGTCTAATTTTATTTTTTGTTTCTTCACTATGTTTTCTTCTTTTATTATTATATTGTGCTGAACAACTTTGATTACAAAACTTTTTTTCATTACTTAATGTTTTATTAATGGATTTACCACAATTTTTACATAAAATAATTTCATGGTGTTGTTTTAAAACTTTAAGTCCCAATCTAAATGCTCTATTGGTAAGTGTTCTATATGATACATTAAATTCTTTAGCTATTTCATTATAGTCTTTATTTAAGTTTATTAAACTTTTTAATTTATTATCTAATTCATTATTCCATTTCATTTTTTTATTTTTATATAAATACTTTAAAAACGAGTAAAAAATAGGACTTGAACCTTCGAGCCACCCAAGCGAATCGAACGCTTCTAATCTGTTTTGCAGACAGATACCTGACCAATCGGACAGGGTGGCAAAATTTCCAACATGTCAAAGACCTTCTTACGGAGTTATATAAGGTGCAAACCTTATATGTTGTGATTATAAGCCGTAAGACTTATATTTTAAAGAATAAAAAAACCCGAATCTTGCGAATCGGGTTCTTGGTTTATTAAAAACTTTTCAGTTTTATCTCATAAGAAAACCAGAACCCCCATCATCTCCATTATTTCTGCCTGTAAAGTCTGAACAGAATATAGAAATTCCGTTGCGACTTGAGGTCGATGTTATAATGGCTGATATGTGCCTGTACGTTTTCATTGTTTATTTATTATAAGTTCGTTTTCTATTAAATACTTGGCAAAGTTAAATAAAGTTTCAATACCACCAAACATTTTTTCAATTATTTTCATAAAAAAACCTCAGAAAATTTTCTGAGGTTCTTAAATATTTGAGTATCTGAATTTTAGATTTTAACTTCTTTTTCTGATAAATCGAAAGTAAAGTTAAGAAGTTGTTTGTCAAGGGTTAATTCGAGAGAGTTTTCATCGAATGTTTTGAATTCCTTGAACCATTTTTTGCTCAATATCAAAGCGAATTTAATCTGAGCAATTTCTTGCAATGCTTTCCTTCTTACTTTATTCAGTTCGTTGGATTTAGTAATCAGATAGGTTTTCAGCATTTCTTTCTGTTGTGCTTCTGAAAGAGTTTTGTACAATTCAGACTCTGTTACAGCAAGATATTTTTTAATTGCATCTACCATGACGTACTCGCTGAGTTTCAGACTTGCACCGCTTTTTATTTTGGCAACAACGTCTTCAACTTTTGGCAAGCTGCTAAGACTCTTTATTTTAGTTTCAAGATTCACTGACATGTAGAAGTCTGTTGATTCTTCGGCATCAGTTAAAGGAGCAAAGCCGTTATAGTCGGTAATACCGATTGTTTTCAGCCAATCTGCAGCTTCCTGTCCGAGCAATTCAACAAATGATTTACTTTCTTTCGGGAATAATGACTTCCTGTAATAATCGTAAACCTTCTTGTCTGCCTGGGTTTTCAGAAGTTCCCATTCCTGTACAGCCAAATCTTTTGCAGAAAGTGAACGAACCATACCTCTGTTTATAATAGGCAGAGAATTAAGGTCGACAACAATTATAGCTGAAAAATCTGCACCTGCACTTATTACTGCAAATGGTACGGAATTCGTTGTCAATAAATCAACAAGTTTGCTTGAATAACTTACTGGAAGTTTTTCAACGTTAACAATACCGTCCTTTATAAGAGTAAAGGTATTGTACTTGTAAGTAGCAACTTCATTGATTTTGAACTTGTTTTCAGGAAGTATTGCTTTTCCTTCAATACGAATACGAATACTGAGATTTGCACGTTTTTCATTCCATACCAAATCAGTCATTGAATAACCTCTGTCTGGATTGGTGTTGGTGAATTTAACCTCAACGTTCTTCTGCTTCAATTCTTCTGTGATTTTGTTGAGTTCTTCCACGTTTTTAGCCTCAGATAATCTCTTCTTGTCGGCTTCGCTAAGATTTTCGCCCCTTGCAACACGTTTCCTACCAATCCTGTTGTAAACAAAATCAGGATGATTAGGATAAAAAAGACAACCATCGATATTGCCTAACTCTTCAATTAAGTTCATCAAGCAATACGCATTGTCATCAACCTTCTGAATAGCACCCCTTCCATCAACAAAACGTTTTGCAGCATCAGCAACGCAGTCTTTGATTGCAGTTTTAAATGCGTTCAATTTCTGTTTACCAAATGCATTTGCAAGCATTTTGTAATAATGATTGTCGCCCAGAGCATAGAATACTCTCTCAGCCATTTCAGGCATAAAACGTTCAGAAAGTAAATAAATTGCAGCATATAATGCAGTATCAGTAATTGATGCTTTTTCACCAATTTCTTTGGTTGAGAAAAAATATAATTCTTTTACATCATTGTTGACAGTTACTTTGTTGTTATCAATATTATATACCAACACACTACCGTCAGAATCAATTGAAAACGCAAAATCATATAGATAATTATCTATAATATCTACAATGATTTTTTTACTACCACCGAGTTTTTTTGTAAATCCTTTAGCAATTACAACGTCATATTCTTCAAATCCAGAACAATCAATTTTTTCTGCCCCAAGAAGTTCACTTATTTGTGTAAGTTTTTTTGTGTCACAATAAAATCCATATTCCACTACAAGAGAAGCAGATAATTTTGGTGATATTTGTTTTACGGCATTTATAACGCTATTCCAAGACACATCATCATTAGAGCAACCATCTGTCATAAAAATTAAAGAAAATAATCCCTTTGAATTATTTTTATTGATACGTTCAATTACATCATTGGCAAGTTCTAATGGTTTAGTAAATGCCGTTAAACCAATTGGCATTAAAAATTTATCGATGGCATTATTTAAATCATTAAGTTGTTTTAATGAATTTACGTGAACTTCCTCTTTCAGAATGCCAGCATCATTTCTACCCGAAAACCAAATAATTGATATTGTGTCTTCCTCACCCTTAATTAAATTAGAAATTTTATTTTTTAAATTTTTTCTAATTTCGGGAAGGTCATGAGACATAGAACCACTAACATCAATAATAATCAAATGATTAATACTTTTTGCCACTTCCGTAGTTGTGTTGGAATTAATCTCTTGAGTTATGAGATTAAAGTCTTCATCAAATTTTACATACTTCTTCATAATTATGATTTTAAATTAATTTACCGCAAATATATTAAATTAATATTAATAAACAAATATATTCAAACAATTTTTCATATTTTTAGGCATATGTTTGCAAATTTCATCTAACCATCCACTTTCACGTGTAATTCTATATGAAGTACTTGATTTCATTTGAAATTCTTTTCTTGTTTTATATTTTAATGCTTCTTGTTGACACATTTCCTTTGTCCAATATCCATTTTCCTTTCTCCCATTTGTCATATGTAAACAAATTTCGTTAAGCCAATCATTACGATATGCTGCTGTATGTGCACCGCAAGATTTTTTTTGAAATTCGGATTTAGTCTTATATTTTAATGCTTCTTGTTGACATGTTTCTTTTGTCCATTTTACTTGACAACCGCCAATTGCACCAGTTTTTGCAATATTCAATACTTGCCAGCCATTTTTATAATAATTATCTACATAATATTGTTCATTTTGTTTTGCTTTTTCAATATTAATATATTTAGTTAGTTGTTTAAATATTGGTTTATGACTACAGACTTGAATATGCTTGTAAATTTGTGATTTATTGTCTACCAAATGTCTGGCAGTTCTTTTATTGAAATTGTACGTTAATCCGATATAAACAAAACCATCATCGAATTCAGCAGCATATGTACATCTTTTCTTTAAACTTCCAATGGTTGCCATATGTTGGCATATTTCATCAAGAAATTTGTTTTTAGTGGCGAATGCGTGTCCGCCACCACATTTTCGAGCAAACTCACTTCTCGAATTATATTTCAATGCCTCATTTTTACAGAGTTCTTTACTCCATTTAATTCTCAAAACGGTCATGTGTTGACAAATTTCATTAAGCCAACCATTTCTTTTTGCGGAAAGATATGCACCCATAGAACTTTGATTGAACATAGTTCTGGTATTATATTTAAGTGCCTCATGTTTACATGCTTCTTTAAACCAAATTTTATTATATTGTGTCGGTCTTACCATGTGTTGGCATATCTCCTTTAACCACCCATTCTTCTGTGCAGTTATATATCCACTATTAGATTTTTTCTGAAACTCAACTCTGGACATATATTTGAATGCTTCTGCAGTACAATTTTCCTTAGACCAATATCTATATTTTCCCATTATTCATATGATTGAAATGTTCTTGCAGAAGCCAATTTATGAGTTTGGACTTATTTATTCTGAGTTCTTCAAGCCTCTCGTTGATTTCGGGGCGAATGGTGATTGAGAATTTCCTTTTCTTCTCTTCGGGTTTCATTTGTTTTCTTGCCATGATATTTACTTTATCATAAATACTCAATAAAACTCAAAAAGTAGGATTAGTCGCACTTTTTTATGAACTTTTTTACGTCTTTTTTGTCAGATTTTAGCCATTTATCTAACAATGAGTTGATTAACTTGGATTTATTGTAATTGGATTTCTCAAGTTCTTCGTCAATTTTCTGGTCAACGGCTATGGTTATCTTTGCTCGGTTCTTGCTCATTTTTCATTTTCAGTTGTGCTCTCCGGTTGTGTTGTAACTGGTTCGGGTGTTGGTTCGTTTGGTATTATTTGCTTCTCTTGACCCAATTGTTCTTCTGTTGGTTGCCAAGCAGGTTTCACATAATTTCGTTGTTCAAATTTTTCGTTTTCCATATTAGTAATATTAAATTAAAATTATTTCCTTATCATATGTGCTGTACATTCTTCAAACCAACCATTCTTTTTTGCTGTTCTATATGCATTATGATTTTTATTGTGCCATTCAGTTTTAGTTTTATATTTCATTGCATCAACAGCACAATTTTCTCTAATATTCCAATAACTTAATGGTTTTTGTTTTATCATGTGAGCAGTACATTCCTCTAACCAACTATGCTTACGAGCAGCATTAACTGCACTGCCTTCATTATTCTGCCATTCTTTGATTGTTTTAAATTTCATTGCGCTTTTAATACATTTCTCCTTTGTCCATAAATTCTTTTTGTTCATATGAAGAGTGCATTCTTCAAACCAATTATTTCTTTTTGCTGCATTACATGCACCACTACCACCTTTTATCCATTCATTTATTGTTTGAAATTTCTTAGCACTTTCAATACATAATTCCTTTGTCCATGAATTAAGAACCATTTTCATATGTTTAACACATTCATCGTACCAGCCTTCTCTTTTAGCAGCAGTATATGCACCACCCTCATTTATTCGCCACTCATTTATAGTTTGATATTTTTTAGCATTTTCAATACAACTTTCTTTTGTCCATGAGTTTCTTTTTTTCATGTGTGAGGTAATTTCATCAAGCCAACCATTTAGAAATGCCGCATTATATACACTTTGTTCATTTTTTTGCCATTCCGAATGTTCTGAATATCCCAATGCATTTTCAATACATTTTTCTTTAGTCCAATATCCAGACGGCTTTTGTGATTTTATTGTCATATGTTTGACACATTCATCGTACCAACCTTCTCTTTTGGCAGCATTATGTGCACCAGCAGCATTATTATTCCAATCAACAGGTCTTTGATATCTCGAAGCACTATCAATACATAATTCCTTTGTCCATCTAAATAATTTCTCCATATGTTGTATGCATTCATCATACCAACCATTTGCTTGTGCAGCACGGCATGCACCACGTTCATTTTTTTCCCAATCAATAGGTCTTTGATATCTTGAAGCACTATCAACGCATCTTTGTCTGTTCCAAAATCCGCTTGGCATTGCTTTTAGAAACTCTGCCCGAACATCCCTAATTGTCGTAAATGCATACGTATGAAGTAAAGAATCTTTCTTATGATATATGTCTTTGAAAAGTTCGAAGACTGGTAGTGCCGAAAAGTCTATTGGCGATAATCTCTTGACTGATTTCTTTCTGTTCGGGACAGCAGTGATGTCATTCGTATTATTACCACCGCCATTATTACCGTTGACATGTGGTCTTACGGGTATTTGCATGTCATTAAAGTTCTTCCCGTTAAAATGCGTGAAGTAATATTCGTCAGATAATGCCAAAACACCCGTCATAACGTACTTGTAATAATCACTGAGGGTGTTCGGGGCAACCTTGAAGAATAACTTCTGTAAGCCATTTGGATGCTTTCTAACGACTCTACAAAAGAGTTGATATACTCTGTCAACATTCATAGATGTTGTCATATCGACCACATTAACGAGTTCTGGATAGTTAAATCCAAGTATACCTCTACCCACGACAATAAGTATGAGACAATCTGGGTCTGCTTTGAAATTTTCAATTTCCGTGGAGTCATAGTCAATGTCTGAAATGCTCAGTGCGGATTTAACGCCAATTTTGTCAAAATAATTCTTAACTTGTATGGCTTGCCTTTGAGATTTACAAGCAATCATGGTTTTCTGCAAACGTTTCAAGGTAGGCAACCATTCGGGTAAAAGATTCATGTATTCATTACCTCTGATGCTCTTGAGTCTTTCAACAATCTTACCAATAAGGTCATCAAGTGTTTTCTTAGTCTCAGAATCTTTAAATTGAATGCTTTCTTTTAGTTCATCATTCTGGTTGTAATCGTATATGTCGAAGTTGTAACTACTCGTGGCTATTTCAACATAAACATCTGATACCATACCTTCGTCAAAGATAGTGTTCAGTGTTACGGGTATAATCGGGTGTTTCTCTCTTATGAATATTGAAGGAGTACCTGTAAGCAATAGTTGTCTGCGGGGTTTGGTCTTCTTGATGATGTCCTTTACCATTTTTTCACCAAAATAAAACTGATGTGCTTCGTCAACCACAAGCAGGTCAATCTTCTTGAGAGATTTTCTATTTAGAGTTTGCGGTAAGCAGACGTTCACGGCTTTGCTTTCATCATATTCACTGAAATTATCAGCCAACTTATATGTGAAGTCTGGTTTGATTTCTTCCAAGACATCATGAAATTGTGTACGTAATATGGTAGTACCGTGTGCCAACACAATTACTTTTGAATTGGGATTCTTCTGCAAGAAATCCTCAATGCAATGGATTGCCATTATTGTCTTACCAGCAGATGGGCAAGCAGCCAGTACTGTTATTTCCTGACTGCTTAGACTATCTTTGACTTTGTTTATTGTTTCTGTTTGGTATGCTAATACCTTGAGATTTCTACTTTCGAACCAATTATTCATATGTTACAGTTAAATGAATCACAAAGATATATAAAATTTTACAATATGCAAATATTTACATTTTTTATCCACATTTTGAACTTCCACAACCTTTACAAACAAGACATCCTTCAATAAATTGAAGATTTTCACTTCCACATTCAGGGCATTTACCTCTTCCCTTTTCACCGTCCTTAATATATCTTTTTATTGTACGTGCTACGCCATTTTTCCAAGTATTAATATAGTCTTCTTTAAAGTTCAAAGAATCTATGAGTTCATATTGTTTAATTACTGGCATTCCATGTCTCATGATTCCCGAAATTAATTTAGCATAGTTCCAAAATTCGGGATTAAATGCTTGATTTAGTCCAGTATGAACTTGTTTTTCGCCATCACTATCAATATATTCAATATCATATCTTTTTATTTTGATTGGCTTGCTTTCTGCATCAATATCATCAATTATATTTTTAACTACTTCACATTCTTTCACGTGTGGTGGTAATTTGCTTAAACCATTTTCTAATTTACCTGTAAATATTTCATATGGTCTGCCATCTTTCATACCTACAACAGCAATCCACTTTTCCAAATTATTTTGGAATCTATGAATTTCGGCTTTAAGTCTTTTTGGGCGTTTTGGCGCATTATTTTCTTGAAGTTTTTCTTCTTTTCCTTCATTATTAATAAGAACACCACTGCGACTTTCATCACGATAAACAGTACAACCCTTACAACCACTTCGCCATGCAGTTTCATACACTTTTGCAACAAGTTCTTCAGTTACATCTTTTGGTAGATTAACTGTTACAGAAATACTGTGGTCTACGTGACGTTGAATTCTACCCTGCATTTCAACCTTTTTAACCCAATCTACATCATTTGCAGTTGCCTTATAATATGGAGATTTTTTTACTATTTCATCACGTTGCTCATCAGTCATATTTCTGACTGCGTTTATATTATAATTATTAACATCCAGCCATATTTCAAATTTATGGTGAAATACCGGATATTCCTGCCATGCAATACCTTCGGCATCTTCAAAATCAGTTCTTACGTCTTTTTCTTGCGGATTGATTTTTCTGCGCCTTTTATATACTGGTGAAAAGCAAGGTTCAATTCCTGATGTGGTTTGAGTCATGAGACTTGCTGTACCTGTTGGAGCAATTGTAAGTAGTGCGATGTTTCGCCTACCATATTTAATCATACTTTCATATAAATCGGGGTGTTCACTTTTTATGCGGAGAATAAAGGGATTATTCGCCTCACGTTTTGCATCGTATATTGGAAATGCGCCACGCTCCTTTGCCATTCTGATTGAAGAATCGTATGCATACAACTTTAAAGCCTTATGCACATTCTCGCTGAAAGTTGTTGCTTCATCAGTACCATAACGAAATCCAAGAGCTGCAAGCATATCACCTTCTGCAGTAACACCAAGTCCAGTTCTACGACCTCTAATGGTTTTATCCTTAATTCTTTCCCAAAGTCGGATTTCATATAGTTTTAAAAATTCGTCTTCGGGGTCTGAATTAATTTTAGCAAGAATCTGGTCAATTTTTTCAATTTCCAAATCGATTATATCGTCCATATAACGCATGGCAATTATCACATCGTTTACAAATAAATCCCAATCAAAATATGCGTTTTCTGTAAAAGGATATTTAACATAACCATATAAATTTAGTGATAATAAACGGCAACTATCGTCATTACAAAGAGGAATTTCACCACATCTTCGTGCAGAAATACCATTAACAATAATATTTCTACCCATATCTTCTTTAATACAATATACTGATTCATTGTTAATGTTTTTTATTACTATAACAGTATCTGTAAATGATGATTTTATTTGAAAATTATGTTCAACATTAATTTTATCTTCTTTGTCTTTAAAACCTAAAAATCCGACACTATTTTTATATTTAACCAAAGAGCCACCTAAACTAATTAATTCATATTGTATTTTTGTTTTGTATAATGAATTACCTCCACGACCATTGGGTAAACTTGTTAATTTACTATCTCTACGTTTATATATACCAAATATCATTCCGTTTGAATGAAGTATCATTTGAACTTTTCTTAGCATTTCTTCATTGCTCTGCGATAATCTAACAGTAAATCCACTTCTTTGAGTACCTTGTACTGAACCATCACAATACATAAGTGCTGCAATATAAAATTTACCAATTTTTCTTGAAGAATTATTCATTATAAATTCAGGTACATCATGTTTGGTGTTATGATTAAATCCTACATTATTTAGTAATTTCGCCAACCATGCAGAAGAAATTCTAATTTTATTATATTTTTCACTACGTGAAACAAAATATTTACTCAGTTTCGCATCATTTTCATTATAAAAATCTCCATACTGAAGATATAAAATATCAATTAAACTTAATACGAATTTTTCCATTCTAAATCTATCATCACCCCAAAAATCCAAATGAGCACGATTACGTTTTTTATCAAATGTACCATCACCAGTTATTAATCCAATTAATGTTGCTAAAATTTCTTCATTGGTTTCAGGCAAACAACCAATAATTGAATCAAAAGCATTTGGTATTGCTATTAATATTTCATGTTCAGGAGTTAAATCTTTTGCTTCAATCATTCCCGTTGTAGTTGCAATGTGATGGTCAGGTGTACATCTTAATTTAAAACCTTTAGATGTTATAATTTCAAGAATTTCGGCATTTTTTTGTGTTAAAAACACAGGACTTGCTATTCTGATTAATGTTCCTTCTTGTGTGTTATCAATTTTCCAATTTTCTGGTTTTTCTTCACCATCATCAATATATGAAATTCTTCTATCAGAAACTATGTTTGTTGCTTTTATATCACATGTTGAATTTATAAATTTCGTTTCATTAATTGATGCTAAATCGCCAAATTTAACATATCCGTCTTCAGTTAATAAATATTCGCTTGCTGGAAAACATGGATTTGTTGAAGTAGTTTTATACCCTAAGTCTGCATAACAATCTGGAACACTTTCACGTATAACTTGGTCCCAGAATAAAATACCTGGTTCAGCAGAACGCCAAGCATTGAATATGATTTTCTTCCATAGCTTTTGTGCATCAATTTCTTTAGTAACTTTTGCTTGACCTTCAATTGGAAATTGCTGTTGATATGTTGTGCCTTGTGTTGCAGCAATCATAAAATCATCGTGGAGTTTTACTGATACGTTTGCACCAGTAACTTTTCCGGGAGTAAATTTGGCATCAATAAATTTTTCTGAATCAGGATGTCTGATTGAAATACTTTCCATTAGAGCACCCCTGCGACCATCCTGTGCTACTTCCTTTGTACTGTTAGAGTATCTTTCCATGAAAGGTACAACACCCGTAGAAGTGATTGCAGAGTTCTTTACGGGACTACCTGAAGGTCGTACAAATGAAAGGTCAAGACCTACTCCACCACGTCTTTTTTCTAATTGTACACATTCTTGGTCGAGTTTCAGAATTCCACCATAACTATCGCTTTCACCATCGTTTCCAATAACAAAACAATTACTGAGGCTTACAACTTGGAGGGTATTACCGATTCCTGACATTGGTGAACCTTGTGGTACAATTCTTTCAAAATATTTTATTGTATCATAAATTTGTTCTTCAGTAAGAGGGTTGGGATATTTCGCTTCGATTCTCGCAAGTTCTTTTGCGATTCTATGATGCATATCATCTGGGTTCAGTTCGTAATAATTCTTATCGTCTTTTAAGCAGTATTTTTTCATCCAAACATGTGCTGCCAATTCATCTAATTTAAAATATTGTAATGCAGACTTTTCGACTTCTTGTTTGGGATAACTTTTGAGATTTTTTTCCGTCATGTAAATAATAATTTTTTATAAAAATTATGTTTGCAAATATATCGATAAGCCTTCATAAATACAAGAGTTTATTTGAATATTCTCAAAAATTTTTAAATAAATTTTAAGTCATTCAGACATAAACTTTTAACAAAAAAAGGACACCCGAAAGTGTCCCAAAAAAAACGAAATAGATATAAAAACAGAAAAAATTTCTTTATTTTTTATCAGTATTATTAACTACTGTATTAGTGGTTGTATTTGGATTACTAAATGTGATGTTTGTACCATTAGAAGTAATATTGCCACCAATATTTACATTACCAGCATCTTTACTGTTATTTGGGTCGTTTGGGTCATCAGGAATTAATGATTTTGACATTTTTTTGAAGTTTGCGCTTTTTGCACTCATACCCCTATAAGAAGTGGTTGCACAATTCAATGTTGATGACATTACGCCAACACCTGCAGAACTTGCAGTATATGTGAATGTGTTTCCAGGAGCAATACCAAATGACGTACCAACTGCGAATGCATTTTGATTTGCTGCAAGATAAATGAAATTCCAATCATCTTTTTCACAATCAGCAATAAGTTTCTGAATATCTTCACGTCTGTATTCTTTACTTGCATTTTCGAAACCATCGGTTACAACGCAAACCAATACTTTAGAAGGCTTTTCAACGCCAAGACGGTTAAGTGTTGCTCTGTCTTGATTAATTGTTTTACCGATTGCATCGTATAATGCGGTTGTGCCTCTTGGATACCACTGAGAACTTGTGATTTCTTTTACGTCTTTAATGTTTGCACATTCATACAACCATTCGTGTTTGTCATCGAATAAATGAATTGTAATAGTTGCTTCGCCAGGAAGTTTCTTTTGTTGTTTTAGGAATTCATTGAATCCACCGATAGAATCGCTCATGATACTACCCATAGAACCACTGCGGTCCAAGATACAAATAATATGGGTCTTATCATTCATTGTTATAGTTTCTTCAGTGACAGTTGTAGTAACCGTAGTAACTATTTTTTTCTTTTTTTCTTTAACGGGTTTTACCTCTTCTTTTGTTGTAGTAGTTGTGACTACCTTTTTGTTTTTAGCCATTTCTCATAATACTTAAGCATAAAATTATTTTCACAAATATAATAATTCTTAAAGAATTATGCAAGACTATTTTTATTTAGACTAAATAAAAATAATAACTGGCTCAAAATAAAAGACTTACTAAACATTATATTTGGTAAGTCTTCATGTGACCCCGGTGGAACTCGAATCCACAATCCTTACTTTAAGAGAGTACAGCTTCACCAATTAAGCTACGGAGTCAATTTTACATATTTCTTCATATTCTTTTTTTAATCTGTGGCATCTTCCATAATTACCGCCTTTTGCTGCTAAACCAACGGTGATTAAAGATTGTCTCATGTTAAAATTATTCTCCAATAATACCTTAAATAATTCGTCATCATTAACTCTTCCTCGATTAATATTATTGCCCTTATTTCTTCCTCTCCATGTTGGTGTTAATGAATGACAATTTGGACAGAGTGCTTCAAGATTTTTTCTTTCATTATTTGAATGATGACCATCAATATGTTCTATTTCAAGGATTAATTTTTCTCCAAGCCATTCCGATAATTTACATCTGTTACATTTTCCATTTTGTTCTAATATTACTCTTTTTTTAATGGTGTCTTCACCCAAAGTATTATAATCAGCATTTAATAATCTTTCTTTATAATAGGCATTTCTTTTATCTTGAATTTCTTTCCATTTTTCATTAGAATATGTATGAAACACTCCTATTCGTCCCAATAATTTTTTACTTACCGCTTCATTAATTTCTTTTCTTTTTGCTTTAGTACTAAAACCATTTGCACAATTTTTTGAACAAAATTCACCACAACTATATTTGCTATATTTAACAGCTTCTTTAATTTTACAATATTTACATTTACTCATAATTTGAACTATTTTTAATATAAATACTATCTACTTAAAAAATAGTTCAAATGAAATTTGTGCGCCCGGTGGGATTCGAACCCACGTAGGTCAACTGACCCCGGATTAAAGGTCCGGTGCATAGCCAACTTTGCTACGAGCGCAAATTTGTGAGGGTAGAGGGATTCGAACCCCCTGTGTTTCTTTGTTTCGGTTTTACAGACCGAAGTCACTCCACCACCGTGACCGTACCCACATGAAAACAAAAAACCCGAATCTTTCGAATCGGGTTCTTAATATCTTTAAAAGTATATCTATTACATGCCTATACTTTTGGACACAGTATTCCCGATTCCTATAAAGTGCTTTTTATAAGATTTTTTACCGTAATAATATGTACCAAATGTAATCATTGCTTTATTTTCTAATTGTTTGTTTTAAATATCAAGTGACAAATGTAGTAATAAATACCGAACTTGCAAATAAAATCGCAATTATTTTACACATTATTTTCAAGTACGGTTTCATAATAATTAATTAACTGTTGTTCAGTACTGAAATACAGCACGTTAGTGGGTGGAGTATAATTAACCATTTCTCTGCCTTTTATGACTAAACCATCATATCCAAGTCTTTGCATTTCATCTGCAATCGTTGTTTTGCTACTGAAAAATTCATTACTTCTCGGCACACCATGCATTTTACAAAAATTAGTAACTACTTGTTGTAAAAAAATTTCTGCATCATTTGTAGTATACACTATTTTTGGTTTCTTTGGTATTGCATTAACAAGAAAATAAACCTTACCATATTGTTTTGCCAAATCTCTATTCCCTAAAAAGGCAGAATATAAACCTTGTCCATAACTTGCAAATCCACCATTCTCCGCAGAATTATTATTATCACGTATACCTCTTATAGTTACGTTTTGTCGTTTCCACTTTAAATAATTGACATGATTATAGTCTTCAGTCACTACATTTGCAATTTCTTCTTTAATAATGTTAACAATACTTTTCATTATTCAACTAATCTGATTGTCCAAAAGTCGTCTGCAACATATGGCGTATTTATATACCAATAAGGTAAATAAAAATATCCGTTTAAACCCCATGAAGTACCCCAGGAATTTCTGACTATGAGTGAATTTTTTTCATCATCATATCCAACAGCTAATACTGCATGACCACCAATTGGTGCTTCATTGGGTAATGGTATTGGTACTTCTCCTGAATTTGCAACATCGTCAGTCATAAATGATTCGTATAATGTGAAGCCAAATATAACAGGATATCCACTTACAAGGCATTGCTTTGTATCATATGTGTTATTCGAAGATAATCTTAAATATTCTTGAACTTGATTATCGAGTGCTGTAGCATAACAATCGGGACAAGGTTTTGATTTAAATTTACCTTCATTATATTTCCACATTGTTTCAGGACATACACCTGCATCAACAAGGGTTTTAATGCCTGTTCTTATCATTGCACCACCATCATCATTAATTGAGTTCTCAATTGACCTTTCATTATAATAAATAAATAATCTTGAAGGAATGAAATTGGGTTTGCTTTGTTTCATTTGTTCAAACTGAAATGCTGCACCAAGTGCATTTGCCGTACAACTACCAAGTTGTCCTTGGTCATAAATTGATGGGCATTGCGGTCTAAGGTCAAATAATGGCGGTAATGCTATTGGTGCGGTGACTTTGAATTTAATGTCTCTTGGGTCATATAGGTCATGTTTCCAGCCAAATTTTCTTCCTTGTGCCAAATCTTTTGCACTTTTTGATTTTCTGAAGATAATGTCAAATGTTTTCACGATATTTATTTATTATAAATACACAAAAAAAGCGGAGATTCTCCGCTTTTTAATATTTCGGTTTCAAAGTCTTAGACTTCGAGGCTAATTTAAATTATTGATAAATCTATTTCAATTAATCTTATTGTCCAGAAGTCGGATGTTAATTGGGCAAGTGATGTATATGCATATGGCATATAAAAATAGCCATTTAAACCCCAACTTCTTCCCCAACTATTTCTTACGATTAAAGCACTTTTGGCATCGTCATATCCAACAGCTAATACTGCATGACCACCTTCTAACTGGTCGGTATCTTTTGGCATTGACATGATACCCGTTTTTGCTACTTGGTCAGTCATAAACGATGAATAAACACTAAAGCCAAATGCAACGGGAAAACCATCAGCAAGGCATTGTTTTATTTGAGGTATTGTGGGATTAACGCTTAAATATTCCTGAACTTGATTTTTTAAAGCACTTGCATAACAATTTGCTGGTGGTTTTTGTTTAAATTTACTTATTTTATATTTCCATAAATTTTCGCTACAAACACCATTGTTATTTAATGTTTTAATACCATTTCTTAGTGTTGCACCAGCATCACTATTTACAGTATTTTCCAGTACTCTTTCATTATAATAAATAAACAGTCTTGAAGGAATAAATGAAAGGCTTCTTTTTTTTATTTGTTTTAATTGTTCAAATTGAAATGCTCCTGCTAATGCGTTTGCTGTACAACTACCAAGTTGTCCTTGGTCATAAATTATTGGGCATTGCGGTCTAAGGTCAAATAATGGCGGTGCTGGTTTATTTAAAACTATTTTGAACATATGGTCTCGATAGTCAGTTAATTCTGGCTTCCAATTCAAAACCCTTTTATTGATACTACTATTGGATTCGTTTTTTAAGTAATTAAATGTATCCATGATATTTTGTTTATCATAAATACTAATAAAAAAAGCGAAGTTCGCACTTCGCCTAATTTAATCTATTTGCTTCAAACACAATTCTTTATTCGTCTTCAAAGCCGTCCTTAAATGGTTTGCTGTAGACTGGTCGAATCATCTTCCAGATTATTTCATCATATGGTCGTTTGTCATACATCTTAAACAATATTGCACTGTATTTTGTATTTAATGCTTCAATTGCAAATGTTCTACGGTCAGTACCCTTTACAGGATAAATTTTACCATATTCCATCAATGCTTGAGATTCAATATCATTGAAATCCCCTTTTAACTTACGAACAGTTTTTTGTAACCAATCATAGAATTCGTCTGGAACTCTATCGAGTAGTTCGTCAAAGTCGTTATTGTTTTTCAGATGTTCCCAAATAGTTAAATTTGAAACGTTTGTTACAATGGCATGTAATCTGCAATATTCAGCAAATTTCATTTTTAAACGAAAACCATTAGCAAATCTTAAAACAACACCTTCTTTATTATCTTCTCCAATATTTATTAATTTTCTTAATTCATCAAATGATTTAAGTTCCAGTTTTTTTACAACTGTGAAATATTCAGAATATGTAGCAAGTACACTTTCGTATGGTAGTTCATAACCACTTAAAGTTTCTATTACTGCAAGCAACACAAGTTCCCTTCTGTTACCGTAATCAAGAACAATACGGTTTTCCGGATATAAAATTTCAAATAAATATGTCATTTGTTCCTCTAACTTATCATAAAGCGGAACATGGAGCATCTTTTGTGCTTCTAATGCCTGTTCAGAAATAAATGAACCTCTGGAAGCCACTATCCATTTCGAAACTGATTTGTAGTAAAACAATATAATAAGCGAGCCATCCATTTTTTCAAATGCATCGAAATCCATTGACCAATCAATTTCTGATGGAAGATATTCTTCGTAGTTTTTGAATTTTTGAAATGGACGTGCCAAGATATTACCTTCTGCATCCACAACCAAACCACGGCATGACAAAGTATATTCGTCCCAAGCCTTCATTGCTTGAACTCTTACCGAATAGTTAAGTATCCAGATATCATATTCTGGATGCTTATTTGCCATAATAAGTTTATTGTCGATGTATGTGTTCAACAATTTCCAATCAACCTTTTCCAACATTTTCATTTCAGTTATACTTTAGCATATATAATACCAAATTTCAGTTCTGCATTGGGAAATATCTCCTTTACTATTTCAAGATACTCCTCTTGGGTTTTATAGTGTTGAAATGTTCCGGATTTGGTCACTCCCGATTGTTTTGCGGGGTTTTTATATGTTGACCTAACGTAGAGCATTCCACCATCTTTAAGTGCATCATGCGCCATATTTAATGCATTCAACTGTATTTCATGTTCTGCTATGACATTTAATAAATTAAACATTGTCACAGTATCGACACTATTATCCTCAAGACCATAAATAATCTTGATGTTGTGTGCCAAACTTCTGTTATACGGGTCAAACACCAGATTTGTTACACCTTTCTCCAATAATTTTTCGGTCATTAAGTCATATTTTCCACCACCGATGTCTAAATTAGTGGTATTTGGTTGCCAACCAAAATGCTTGTCGACAATCTTAAACCCTGCTGGAACCTGTTTTATTGAAGTTTTTGCTGACGTATACTTTTGATGTACCATTGAATACTTCATCTGCTCAAACGTAATTAAGTACAAATATATAAAAGAATTTCATATAAAATCAAGTATTTATAAAAAATGTGGATTTACATGAAATTAAAATCTCTTATTAAAGAAGAATTAATTGATATGGTTCGGGAAACTGCAACTCAAGCACCCGGAGCAACACTCGTAAAAGATGATAGGCTTAAATTCACTTCAATAGTTAATTCAACATTCAACAATTATGAAGGATTTACCAAGGATTTCGATACGGGCATTGATACAAGTAAAATTATTGTTCATTGGAACGTTAATTTTTTAGTAAATCCCGAAGGAATTTATAAGTTTAATGTTGAGGTAGAGCAAGTTGAGGGTCAATTTATCTTACGTATGTATGACAAACACTCCGATGAATTAATGCAAGAAACACCAAAAAATATTGCTGATACCAAGTGGAAATTTGAAATTGGTGAAGTTGCCGTTGAACAGGGTGGATTTTTATTTGTGAGAGAATTAGAATTCGATTTTAAAAATAATGTTTGTAACGTAGTATTTTAACCAATGAACTTAACATCATTAATTAAAGAAGAGGTTAATGGCTTTCTTAATGAGTTTGCCGAAGAAGATATTGTTGATAGCCGTAATATTAATTTGCAGAAGGAATATGATGATTTAAATAAATTACTTTGGGAAGGCAAGTTGCCTAATGTCCCACTGAAATTTGATGCCAAAAAGAATGGATATGGTCGTGTAAATGGTATGATTGAACGATTCACGAGAAAAGTAATTGTACATCATCTGGCAATATCAAACATGTATAGTTTCACATATCGTCAATTTAGAAATATTATGGCACATGAACAAATTCACGTATATCAAATGGCAGTAAAGCAAGAAAGGGGTGGTCATGGTTGGGATTTTGAGCGTGAGGCACGTAGAATTAATGGTATGGGATTGGGATTTAATATTACTGCAAGAAACGGTGAAGATATACCAGTATCGGACCAAGCAAAACAAAATTTTAGTAAGAAAAAATTGATTGCTATGGTATTGAATTTTGATGGACAATATAGCTTAACATTGACAACTCCGAGCGTATATGAAAGAGAAGCAGACCAATTTTTTAAGATTTTTGACAGTGCAGTAAATAAGTTTCACAAATATAGTAGTGTGGAAATAACTGTAATTGAAACATCAAATCCTGAAGTAATGGGATTTCCAGTTGCAAGAACATTCATGAGAAGTGTAAGGTCAGTACCATTACATGACAGATTACTTGAGCAATTGCTTAACGATAAAATAATTAAGGAAGTAAAAATAAAAAGAGGTATGCCAATGTCGGTATCCGAACAAGTTCTTTCAGAAGCCAATACGGGCGAATGGGAAGAAATAGAAATAGTTTAACAATGAAAAATAATAAACAAAGACTTTATGAAGTCATGGAAAGAGTAGCACCAAATTTTGGTGAAAATGATTATAAGAAAATCATGAATGATTTTCCTGGTCATGCCAAATATGTAAATCCCGTAGATTCTCTACAATATAAGTGGTATCAAGAAGTATTGCAGTTCATGCAAGGCAATAATCCTATTGAGCAAAAAGCGGAACTTGTTAAATTTTTTCAGAATGACTTTTTTGGCATTGACTACGGAGAATTTCAAACAGACGAAGAAATGGTTAATTGGTGGCTTTCTCCTGAAGAACAGAAATTTATTGCAGATGAAATGAACCCCAATGGCTCACCAAGTGAATTACAGAATGCACCGCTTAAATAAATTTAATATGAAAAGAAACGATAAACAAAGACTTTTCGAAGTCATGCAAAGACTCGATAAAACATTTAATCCTAAGTTGAATGAAATGTTAGAGTCGCCAGAAGAAGAACAGACTAATCCAGATTTTCTTCCAATAACTACTCCTGTTGGAAGTCCTGATGATAAGTTATTTACTGAGGTTGTTAATCAAGGAATTGATTCGCATCTTGAAGGCTTTACCAAAAGTAAGTTCGAGATTAAAAACAGTTCGTTGGGTAATAGGAGAATATTTAACTTTCATAGGTCCGAATTACCAATATTGCTCAGAAGGTTAGAAGAAATTGGCAGTCCGGAAGCACTTCAATGGAAAGAAGACATTGAGCAATATAAAGATACTCCGGTATTTCATTAAAAATAAATGTATTTATAATAAAAAATAATATGAAAAAATATTGGGAAATGTTCGTAGCATGGCTGAAAGCAGTTGTGTTACCTTGGTTAAAAGGATTGTGGTTAAAATTTACCACATGGTTTATGGGCAAGGAACTTGCATGGATTAAGAAAAATTGGAAAGAAATCGCTAATTTTCTTATTATATTAATTGCATACTGGAAACTTAAGGCAGATAGTGCTGTGTTTGTTGCTTTTTTGTTAAAAGCATGGCTTATTGCAATGACTTTGTATTATGTCTTTATTCAAGGACTACAAATACAGAAGTTGTTTAAGAAAACACCACCTGCACCGCCTGTAGCATAACATACTGGAAATTCTAAACCCGTCAATTGGCGGGTTTTTTTGTAGCGACACAGGGAATCGAACCCTGATTCCTTCCTTATGAGAGAAGTGTCTTAGCCATTAGAGCGATGTCGCTATGTATATCGACACTACCAAATAATGTCGATACATGCTCTTTGATACCCACCATAATATCTGGTGTTGATTTTGGTTGGTTTTTTCATCCATTGCCTTGGATTTTTAGAAACTAATTTCCAGTTTGGAAATCTGGTGTTTGTTCCCTTTCTTTTACCACGGCATATTTCCATGTCATCGTAAATATATCCACCGTACCATTTTTTACCATCCGCATTTTCGTTGTGATGATAGCCACAGTATGAGCAATGAATTCTACACTTTTGTTCAAGATAAATCTTGTAGGCACGGTTGAATTCACCACGATTTGTGGTTGTCTTACTAATAATTTTACTTTTCATTTTCTTGTATACGCTTTAGTGCGTTACAAGAAATACATCCAAGGTCTTTTCATCGTTTTTAGTTTTTATCAATTAAATTTATTTCGTTAGCTATTTCTTGAAATTTCTTATTAAGTTCTTCATATTTTATTCTGTCTTCTCCATCATCAGGTATTTCAACAAATTCAATCTTACCATCATCTATAGTGGTGGTGTATGGCTTGAGAAGTTTGTCTATTTCATCCATTACTTTGCCCAATGCCCGACCCTTTTGTTCATTGAGTTTTTCAAACACCTTTCTACCCATTTCTGTTATCATAGTCCTCAAGGTCGGGGTCGAACCGACACGTCATTGCTGACAATAGTTTTTGAAACTATCACGTCTACCAATTTCATCACATGAGGAAGTATAAAGTAATGCGGAATATTTGGGTCAAATACATAATTTATCACAGGATTTTCAGCACCCTTTTTCAGTGCCCGGTTATATGCTTTGATGATATCTTTACCTGAAGCAATAACTTTGGTGTCCGTGAATGATTTTGTTATAATATATTTTCCGTAATACTTTTTCATTATTTCTTTTTTGGCACAACCCTTATGATTTTTCTTCGTGGGTCTGTTATTTTCAACGGTTTGCCACAATGACAATCATCTTCTTTGGGTATTGGCTTTTTACTTTTGATTATGTTTGTCATTTCAAATCAAGTTTTTCGTCTTCATATACTTGAGTAGTTGCCATACCATCATTATGATATAACGTACCTTCCTTTTGCGCCCGGAGAATATCAGCAGGGTCTTCAATTCGTGTCAAATCACCCATACCGTCTTCTTCATAGTATCCTTCATCCAACCAATTTCTAAATAGTAATCCCATTTACTTCTCGTTTTAATTCTTGCTTAATTCGTTGTCTTTCAGCACCCTTATTAATGTCACCAAGTTCAGTTTCCCACCAATTAACCCATTTACCACCAAATTTTTTACTCAATCTTTTTGGATGGCAATCGGTGTAGTTATATCTCATTTTTGCACTTTTTCCGTAAGGTAACATATTATATCCAAGGTTTACCAAATGCTGTCATTTCTTCTGCAGTCCATTTTCCTGCCTTCACCAAATCACCCTTTATCCTATCAAGAACCAAGCAACAAATATTGCCTTTATCTTCCTGGAAATACTTCAAGAATTCTTTACGGTCTTCATCAGAAGCTAATTTAATGATTTCTTTGGCTTCTGCATGATATTGCTTTGCAATTTCCTTAACAACTGCCTTATTACAATTTTCCAATAAAACATCAATTGGAACATTTGGTTTTTTCATGTTATTTTTTATTATAAATACTTAGTAGCGAAGATGGGAGTCGAACCCACACGGACATTACTGCCCACGGGATTTGATTTGCTCTATTCGAAGCACTAAGTCCAGCGTGTCTACCAATTCCACCACTACGCCATTATTTTTTATTTGTTGCATTTTTTCCTCTGTGTGTTTCTGTTTGACTATGACAATTTGGACACAACATTTTTAAGTTCGACAACAAATGATTGGTTCTATCTCCATCAACGTGGTCTAATTCCATTTCCAATTTCTTTCTATGCCACTTATTTTTTTGTCCACATTCTTCACATTCATTTTTTTTATAACCTTCACCGACTAATCTGTTTTTTAATTTAAATGTTTGATATTCTGGATGTTTACCTTCAAATATTATTTCTTCAATTGGTATTATTTTTGAGGGTCTTTTTCTTGTACCCTTTCCCGATTGATTTGTTTTATAACAATTTAAAATTATTGCTCTTCGTTTAAAACTATTGAAATGTATTTTTAATTTTGCAGCAGCTTGCGCCATGCTTGTTGATGATTTGCATACACTAATAAAATATTTATCATTTATTCTATCTTTAATTTGTTTTGGCATAACATTTATTTTTCAATAAATACTACACACTCAAGAAAAAAATTGTTTAGTGTCTGTTAATTATTTATAGTTTTTTATTTTTCTTAAGTCTAAGCCACAATAAATCTCTTTACTTAGAAATTCTGACGATATGTTATTTAAAATGTCAAACAATCGATATCTCCATCTATTATCTGAACCCCAATTATCTTCTGAATCTCTAATAAATATAGGATATATTGTAGCTGGTTTTCCATCAGAGTCAGTAAATATGCCTTCATTCATAATCCTCTTATCAGTTACTTTCCAAAAGAAATTAATTGGTATTGTGACATAATGTGGTTGATTATTATGTTTCAATATGATAATAAATACCTTATTTTCGGCATCTAAATTCACGTAAATACCTTCGTCATTGAAAGGAAAATTAATTTCTTTTTTCCTTTCCAAACACAGATAGGGAGTCAAATAACCAGTGAAAGAATCATCATCCATTTTATCCAATAGTGATTCATTTTGTTCATTGGCAATAATATATGTTAATAAAAACAATCTAATTGTGTCAACATTAATTAGCTTTATTATTCTTATATCAAAATGGGTTGATAGAAAAAGATATGCACTTTTAAATAATCCTAAATGAGTTTCTTTAATAAGAAGTCTATCTGATAATGTCAGATTTTCTATTGTGAATGAATTGTTTTTACTAAAATAATCTGAAAGTGATTTATATTCATTCCCCTTAACTCTTTTACCATCAGAAACTATTAATTTTTCTTTTTGATAATTTAATTTCACTTGAAATGGTGCAATAACTCCTTTTAATTTTAAATTGGCAACCAAATCATCTTTAATTTCTTTTTTCATATAGAAATTATCAAGCATGAATGTTTTGTTGGTCTTTTCTTCAATAGTTCCAAAACCACAATTACATGTATGACATACAGGTGTTGTTCTTATACCACCCCATGCTATTGGTGGGACGTGTTCATCAGTTAAAACTTGAGTGTTATTGGGAAATAACGATAAACATATTGGGCATGGATATTCGGTGGGATTTTCATAGAATCCCGATAATTTTGCACCTTCGACACCAAAATTAAAAGCTAATTCTCTATTATATTTCATTTTTAAAAATTATTTAAAATTTCACCACTACGCCAAATATCATTCTTTGTCATGATGACCAGTTGTATTGTTACCCCAAAAACCACTATCAGTGGAATTCTTTACAACAGGAATATCGTCATCATCTAAGGCATTTAATCTTGCAAACCTTATTTTCTTTTTCTTATTTTTCTCTCTAACAATATTAGCTGCTGTTTCAGTTAAATCGACACCATCATATCTATCTTCTGTTTTCATGATTCTTCAAGTATTATTCTGTTATCAAAACTGCCACGTTCTAATTTTTTCTTCGCTTTTACTTCCTTAATTTTATCCAAATGAAAATCGTAAAACTTAGCAAGTGCTTCAAGTACTTCCATTACATCAGCAAATTCTTCCAGACTTGGTTTTTCTTTAAATTCCAAGATTTCTTCTCCAAGTTTTTCGTAGAGTTTTTCAAGAAATTCTTTATCGTCTTTAGCTATATGGTATTTGCAACCCCCGCCAGACCTTTTAATGATTTTAAGAATTTTATCCCTAACCAGTTTATTATATGTTTTCATACCTGCAATACCATTCGCATGTCTTCTTTATTATATATTCTGTGGAAGCATCCTTGTCCACAAATTGTTTGAAAATAGTAACCCTTAAAGAAATAAATCGTACTTGGAAAATGTTTTGGTTCAATTTCTGCTACTTCAATTGGTTCATAATTGTGAACAAGATAATCAATCACAAAAGCCAATTTATTATTTGGATATGGCTCATAGCCTTTATGTCCACATTTTTCCAAATAACCGTCATCATGTTCAAGAATCAATCGGTACATCAGAGTTTCAAAATCATGAGTTTCAAGATATTTTTCGAATTTTCTGTAACGACCATCGGCAATTTTTAATTCCTTTGCCATTTTTTCAATAAACTCATTACGAATGGCAATACCTTCAGGAGATTCTGCCCATTTTTTCATTTTTTTGTAATCCAAACTCATAATTAATTTAATTTTGTTAGTTCAAATTTTCTTTTATATTCATCAAATTCTTTATCTGACATTTTAAGTAGTCCGTCTGCTAATATTTTGGCTTCAACATCCCTTTTTTTCATAGTATTTGGATGATTCATGTAGAGCACAAAAAGTATTGCTTCTTTCGCTCTGTCAAGTTTATTTATTTCTTCGTCAGTCATAATTTATTTATCCAAAATAACGCAATTTTTTTGCAAAAAGCAACTGTTTCTTCTTCGGTCATCGAATTTTTCATGTAGTTTATTGGTGTTGACACAAACACCACATTATTTTTTTCATATGGTTTATTCGAATCAACTCGGTCAAGCGATGCCATTTCAAACATCTGATGTCTTTTTCTTGCTTGAGGTAACTTAAGTTCAATTCCTGTGTATGGACATTTACCGTTTTGTTTATTCCATTGTTCAAGCAAATCGTCTAATGTTAAATCACCCAAGTTTTTTCTTCGTTTTGCTCTCCTTATAAATTCCCGAAAACCAGTAAATTGGTCTCTTTGAGTTTTACCATTAAAATTATCAACATTTCCCTTTCCTATCCAAATGCCCAGATTTTTAATATTTGTTTTTCCAAGGCAACTTTGGGAGCAATAATGTTTTTTACCTTTTGCTTCCGTTCTTTTTATTTCTGAAACCGCTTTTTCAAACGGAGTATTGCAGTTATAACATATAACTACTGCTGTTTTTCTTTTATACTTTTCCATCTTCCACAATATTTTATTATAAATACTGTGGAAGTGCGGAAAAGTTTGTGGAAGTGGAGCAGAAGGGAGTTGAACCCTTGTCCAGTCATGCGACTAATACGTTTTCTACAAGTTTATCTGAATTTTCTAATTCAGCGAAATATCTGATGTTTGCGGAACATCAACAATCCGTCTTGTCTTTTGCTTCCTTAAGCCGGAAGGTTCTTTGCTGAGTTTTTTGTTTCCTTATGCTGCGATTGCGAGTTCAGCGTTTCTTGCGAATACTGCATTACCTCTCGTAAGAGAAGTTGGAATAGACATTATGTCTTCTGCGTTTGTTGTTTTGAACCTTTTTAACGTAGTCTGATTCAACTACCACTTGCTTACTATACCACTCTGCCACGCTGTCAAAACCAGGCTGCCCCAATTATTAATATTCAACGTTTTTATATAATTCCATCCATTTTTTAATAAACATCTTTTCCATGTCATTCGCATCTACAAAAGTAATTTGTGTAAATCCGTATTTTTCTTTTTTTCTTCCTCTCACACCATGACCAGATTTAATGCCTATAAGTAAATACTTCGGGTCTTTAATTCCCTCAAGTGAGTATGCTTCAAATTCCCGGTCTTCTGTATAATCTTTGTCGATTAAACATCTAACTACATAACCTTTCTCAGATTTACGAAGAAATATTGCGGGAATGATAATTATCTTATTTACTTCTTCCATTTAATTTAGTTTCCAAATATAGGTCACAATCTAAGTGTCCATTCATACATGCCATCAAAGAGCCAAGCATTTGATGTTTCTCAAATTCGCTGTAAATGTTCCATGCAACTTCATGTGCTGAACCTTCGAGATTTATTTGAGAAACCAATTCTTTAAAACATATCTTCAAGAACATAAATCTTTTGTCTCTTGTGTCAAGATGTGTTTCCAGTGCTTTAATTAAAGCATTTTTGCTTTTTTCAGTTATTGTACACATTTTATTTACTTTTTTCTGGTTCTTTTCTGAATGACCATTTATCAAATCCGTGTTGTGTAATCTTATATTTGTCTGCTACTTCCACGATTTCCTTTTCACCCCTGCCAAGTACTCCACCCATGAACATCGAAACTTCTTGAAATGCTTGTACTGCATCAAAGACTTTGTAAAACTGAAAGTCTTTTAAAAGTGGATTAATAATAAATTTTGAATATTGGTCATTATTTTTTCTTCTGAAATAATGCGTTCTTCCATAATCACTGTCATAAACAAATGCAGGACTCTTAAGGTCTCTGAATATTTGCATTGCATTATATGATTGAACATATTTAACACTGTCTGATATATTACCTTCCCAACTTTTTTCTTCAAGAATATTCAGCATGTATTCTGTGTCATAAGTATATTCTGTACTGACTTCTTCATCTGAATTTATTACCCTGTAGAGTTTCCAACCAATGTACAATTTTCCACAAAAACCTAAGATAAAATACGAATGATGATTGCAAATGTTTCGAAATTCTTTTTTCATATTATGATAATGCATTGCATGAAAAGGTGTTTTTGCTCGGCTTAAACCCCAATATCCTCTATGTCTTTCAAAGAGCACAGGAATATCGTCTTTTTCGAATTCTTGAGTTTCTCGCTCATATACAATGGTTTTATCTATACCAGTTGTACCTGCAACGCCATCATAATAATCTTTTCTTTTTGCAATTATATACATAATCCGACAAATTTACTTCATTATACGTAATTAAACAAGAAATGTTACAGATAAATACGAAAATATTTCTAAGGTTCTAATCTCCAAATAAATTCTCGTAGCCAATCAACTTTTCTAAGGGTAATTAAATCATCGAGTTTTTTATAGAGTTCATACTTCTTGATTTCTCTGTCACTAAATGGCTTTCTTCTCTTTTGAATATAATACTTCTTAAAGAGTTGTTTGTGGAAGTAATTGTAATGTACGAATTTCCACCACAATGTTCTGCGATACCTAAATCTGATTTTGAAGATGTACTCCTTTCTTATTAAGTTATTACTAATCATTCCTAATTTATCCAAAATTTGAAAATATTAGGAATCTCTGAAGTGGTAGTGTACTGCTAACTGATATTGCTCTTAGGCACAGATAAATCTGCCCTCAGTGGTCGTTGTGCTCTTAGTTCATTTGGACTGAACGCCAACCTGCAGTACATACCTGCGATTTTTACTATCACTTCATTTTGCACGTCTGGAAGTAATCGAAACCTCATCCACGGGTTTGGGAGCCGTTATCTTAGCCATTAGACGACAGACGTATTTTATTGCACACCGGGAGAGGCTCGAACTCCCGACCTTTGCTTTTGGAGAGCACTATTCTACCAACTGAACTACCGATGTGTTAATTTGTTTTTCATAGAATTTAAGCCATTTACGTATTGTATTATCCGAAACGCCATATTTTTTTCCTGTTGCAGTATATCCACCAGAAAAAGTAATATTATTAATTAGTTCACCATATGTTGGTCGTGATTTAACCTTACGTAAATTTTCATGATGGCATTTTTGACATTTAGTACTATTATTTTTTATCTGAGCACCACATGAACAATAATTAATGTTTTCATGTTTTTTATATTTTTTCTTATCAACATTTTTTCCACAATATGTGGATGTCTGTGAATGACAATTTGGACACAACACTTTTAAATTTTCTAAACGATAATCATTATTAATGCCATTAATGTGGTCTAAATGCAGACTTAATTTTTCTCCAAACCAAATTTCACTCTGACCACATTTTTCACACTTTCTTTCTTTTAATCCAAATTCAAACAATTTTAGTTTTAATCTATGTGTATTAGTATATGTGGAATTAACAACTAAGAATTTTTTAATAAATTCTTCTTTGCTGTATTTTTGATGCAGTTTTTTATTTTTATTCCATCCCATTCCCAAAAAATGCGATGTATCAATATTATATTCATTGAATTTTTTTAATATTGTTTTATAGTTTCCACCTGCAGGTTTCAATTTAAGTAATTTAAGCACATTAGCAATTGAATTACTTTCTTTTACAAATCGTGTTAAAACTTCTTTATTATATTTCATTTTAGAATTTTATGATAAATACTTTAAAAATCTTAAAAGGTATTGTTTTTGCAAATATAATCCTTTAAGTTCGATAATCATATTAAATTCAAAAAATTTGTACCCCGTCTCAGATTCGGACTGAGAGAAAACTGCTTTTAAGACAGGTATGGTTACCAGTTACATCAACGGGGCAGTTGTCCTTATTCACGAACCATGACTTCGTGCCTAAGTGTTTGGAACTATTTGCTTCGTTATCCAAAATAAGGTCGTGCAGATGGCGGGACTCGAACCCATAATCCCCACCGTGAAAGGGTGATGTCCTGAACCAATTAGACGATGGGAAAGTTTGTACTCGGTGCGGTAGTCGAAACCGCATTCATAGATTGAGAGTCTATTTTCCTTACCGTTAGAAGAACCGAGCGTGTAAATATCTATTCTGCGGTGAAGTTAATTATCTTCTGAAGTCCTGATGGGGAGCCAGGCGGCACTCTGTCGGTATCCGACATTGCCCTATTCTAACATACTTTCTATCACGTTTACCTAAGATATTTAGCGTACAGCGTGGGGGATTCGAACCCCCGAACCTTTCGGGACAGATTGAAGGTCTGCCTACTTTAGCCGTTTGTATAACGCTGCATATAATCTCCGAACTGTTTTTTGCACCGAGCACCGACTGATTCGACTCGAATCGGTAGCTGACATACGAGCCAGTATTCACCAGTAACCTACTTTCATTCGGTTGAGATTGCACTCCCGGAGGTATTCGAAACCTCTATTTTACATGGGTGACAGCCAAGTTCTTCACCAAGAAGCCTACGAGAGTATTGTATGTTTATTATAAAATTTAATCCATTTTCTTATTGCATTGTCACTTACACCATATTTTTTTCCAGTTCCAGTAAATCCCAATTCTTTTATTTCATTTTGAAGTTGTTCGAATGATGGACGTTTAACTTTACGTTGAATAACAGATTGTTCTAAACGTGTAATTTTCTTTTTTTTATTTCGTTTTACATTTTTTCCACTAAATGTTGGTAAGGTTGCGTTACAATTAGGACAAACAATTCTCAAATTTTCAAGTCTATGGTCATTATTTATCCCATTAATATGGTCAAGAATTAAACTCATGTGTTCACCATGCCAATTTTCATCTTGTCCACATAACTCACATTTACGTTCTTTTATTCCTTCATCATACAATCTTTCTTTTAAATTTGTCGTATTGTATGTTGAGCCAGATATTAATATTTTTGATAGTGGTGTTTTAATAAATTTATTTGAACGAACATTTCCGTTATTTGTTCCGAAATGTGATATATCAATATTATGTTGATTAATATATTTTTTTATTGTTATTCTATTACCGTATAATTTATTACCATATAATTTAAAGCATGTTTCGGTAGTGCTATTTGATTCTGCAATAATTGCTTTTAATTTATCTATGTCCATAGCAAAGTGTTTTATATAAATACGTGATAGTTCGGCAAAGATAAACAATAATTATCATATAATCAAACATTGCGGTCCCAATGGGATTCGAACCCACCTGTCGGTATTATCCGTTCCGGAGTGACAGTCCGGCAGCCACGCCAAGCAGCTCCTGAGACCAAATTTCCAACATGTCAAAGAACTTTAGACAATCTTTAAAACTTTTCGAACCAAACTTTGCTTGTCCAAGCATTATAGTATTGGTGTTGTCTTGTTGCATAATTACTTCCGATTCTATGTTTGAAGGAAGACCTTATTGCGTGTATAAAATATTTAATCGTTTCCATTTTATTTTTCCTTTAATTGTTTAAAAACAAAAAACCCGACCATTTTGCGACAGTCGGGTTTCTTTATTAAAGAAAGGAGGTTGTAATATCAAAGTATTACCCGACTGTACATAGCTTATCCTCTTCGGCTGCCCATAATAGGACATCCACCATGAGGACTGCCATCAATATGTCGAATAATTTTTTCATTGTTGTTTCTTTTAAATTTGTTGTTTCTTTCATTTAAATACTTGGCAAAGATAGTAAAGTTTTCTTAATTCCAAATATTTTTGCAATTATTTTTTAAAATTATTTTTAATAAATAAAATCAAGCCACATTTTTTTGGCTTTTTCATTATAATTATTTAAACTTCTATGCATTAATTTTTTTAATATACACGAGTGTCGATATTCATACATAAAAATTATTTTTCCTGTAACATCATTATAATCAATTGTTGATGTTTTAAATATTCTTGGCATCCATTCAATTGCTTCGCTAACAAGAATTAACTTATTATTATTTATAAAATCAGCAGTAACAATATTAAAACTTTCACTAAATGATAATTGCATACCAATATCCATTTTTTTAATTAAATGTTGAAATTCTTTATTTTCTTTCCATTCGTGTTTTACAAGTACGTGACGGCTATTAGCAAATAATTCTTCAAGATTTTTTAAAACCGGATTTAATTTAATTTGATGCTCATCATCATATCCGTCTATTTTTGCTAAAGTGACGTGAAAATGTAATGTTTTGCCAAGAATATCTGCTGCCTTGATTGCACATAATGCTTGAAATACAGGATTTTTCAATAATCTTAGTGCACCAAAGCATCCAATATTTATAATATTTGAATTATGTTCTTCATGATTATTATTTTTTTCATGATTAATTGTGATGACATTTGGTAGGTATGTGAAATCATACCCCATTGCATTTGAAAGATATTTAGTGAAAATTTTGTTATTTGGTGCTATGAATAGGTTTGGTCTATTTAATGCTATGTAATCATTTACATATTTTAATGCTAATGTTTCTGCACTTAAATATCCAATATCACTATGTATTCTAATAACCCATTTAATGTTTTTATATTTATTAATTTTGATGAGTTCCTTTAGTTTTTCACCAGTAATCCATAATGCCTCAATAACAACAATATCTGGTTTGTATCCATGAACTTCTTTATCAATACCATTGGCATCGATAACTGTAACTACTTTTGTTTCAATACCTTTTAATACATTCAAAAAATTGGCAATATGTGTTGATGAGTTTATTAAACCATATGATTTAACATTAGTATTGCCATAGAATCTTTTTTTTAGTATAAATAATATTTTTTTCAT